TAATGGAACTAGCGGAACAAATGGTACTAATGGAACATCAGGAACTAATGGAACTAGCGGAACAAATGGTACAAACGGGACCTCAGGTACGAATGGAACAAATGGAACATCGGGTACTAACGGAACTAATGGTACAAACGGAACATCAGGTACTAACGGAACTAGTGGTACAAACGGAACTTCAGGTACGAATGGGACAAATGGTTCAAGCGGTACCAATGGTACTAGCGGTACAAATGGAACAAACGGTACTAGTGGAACAAATGGAACCTCAGGAACGAATGGTACTAATGGAACATCGGGAACCAATGGAACTAGCGGAACTAATGGTACGAACGGTACAAGCGGTACCAATGGTACTAGCGGTACTAATGGAACTAGCGGTACTAATGGGACAAATGGTACGAGCGGGACTAATGGAACATCGGGAACCAATGGAACTAGCGGAACTAATGGTACGAACGGTACAAGTGGAACAAATGGAACTAGCGGTACTAATGGAACTAGCGGTACTAATGGGACAAATGGTACGAGCGGGACCAATGGAACATCAGGAACAAATGGTACAAATGGTTCAAGTGGTACCAACGGAACTAGCGGAACAAATGGTACGAATGGTACCAACGGTACTAGCGGAACAAATGGTTCAAGCGGTACTAATGGTACTTCAGGAACTAACGGAACTAATGGTACTAGCGGAACAAATGGTTCAAGCGGTACTAATGGTACTTCAGGAACTAACGGAACTAATGGATCTTCAGGTACTAATGGTACATCTGGTACTAATGGAACCAACGGAACTAGCGGAACAAATGGTACTTCAGGAACCAACGGTACTAGTGGAACAAACGGAACAAATGGAACTAGTGGAACAAATGGTTCTTCAGGTACAAACGGAACAAATGGTTCGAGTGGTACCAACGGAACTAGCGGGACCAATGGAACTTCAGGAACTAATGGAACAAATGGTACAAGTGGTACTAATGGAACATCAGGAACTAATGGATCTTCGGGAACTAATGGTACTAGCGGTACTAACGGAACATCAGGAACGAATGGTACTAGCGGAACAAACGGAACTTCAGGAACCAACGGGACTAATGGAACATCAGGTACAAATGGAACGTCAGGGACTAACGGTACAAATGGGTCAAGTGGTACAAACGGAACGTCAGGTACTAATGGGACTTCGGGAACAAATGGAACCAACGGTACAAATGGGTCAAGTGGTACAAACGGAACAAACGGTACAAGTGGAACCAACGGAACATCGGGAACTAATGGTTCTAGCGGTACGAATGGTACTTCAGGAACTAATGGTACGAATGGATCTTCGGGAACTAATGGTACTAGCGGTACTAACGGAACTAATGGATCTTCAGGTACAAATGGAACATCAGGTACTAACGGAACTAATGGATCTTCAGGTACAAATGGAACATCAGGTACTAACGGAACTAATGGATCTTCAGGTACAAATGGAACGTCAGGAACTAATGGAACTTCAGGTACAAACGGAACAAACGGTAGTTCGGGAACAAATGGAACTAGCGGTACAAATGGGACTAATGGCTCTTCAGGAACAAATGGAACTTCAGGAACCAACGGAACAAACGGTACTTCAGGAACCAACGGAACATCGGGTACTAACGGAACTAGTGGGACAAATGGTACTAACGGGTCTTCAGGTACAAATGGAACGTCAGGAACTAATGGAACTTCAGGTACAAACGGAACAAACGGTAGTTCGGGAACAAATGGAACTAGCGGTACAAATGGGACTAATGGATCTTCAGGTACTAACGGGACAAATGGTTCAAGCGGTACCAACGGAACTTCAGGAACTAACGGAACATCCGGTACTAATGGAACAAATGGTTCAAGTGGTACCAACGGAACTAGTGGTACTAACGGAACAAATGGATCGAGCGGTACAAATGGAACAAACGGTTCAAGTGGAACAAACGGAACATCAGGAACTAATGGTACAAGTGGAACCAACGGAACATCAGGAACTAATGGAACCAATGGTACAAGTGGGGTTTCTCCTACAGTACCTGGAGCTAATAATGAAGTACTAACTTCAGATGGTGCGGGCGGCATAGTTGCTGAATCACTTTTAACTTTTGATGGTACAATCACATCACCTTACTTGAATATTAATTCAGTAAAGGTAGGTAGAGGGAATAACAATGTTGCAACTAACATTTCAATTGGATGTACGGTTGCATTTGCTAATACCGCAACGGGACCATTAAACATTGCAATTGGTGGATTTTCTTTAAAATGTAATACTACAGGATGTAGGAATGTTGGTATTGGACCGAACAGCCTTTACACGAATACTTCAGGAAATAGAAATATTGGTATTGGATATAGGTCTTTACTGTTGAACTCGAATGGTGCAGAAAACGTCGCAATAGGGGGACAATCTACTTTATCTTCAAATACCTCGGGAAGTAATAATGTTGGTATTGGTAGCTACGCTTTGAGATATACAACAACAGGAAATTACAACTTTGCGATTGGTAGTAGAGTATTAAATTGTAATACAACGGGAAGTTGTAATATTGGTATTGGTCGATTATCATTATATTGTAACACAACTGGTTGTCACAACACGGCATTTGGATTTTGTTCATTACGTAGTAATACTACAGGTTCACAAAATAATGCAATGGGTCAATACGCATTGAGAAGTAACACTACAGGTTCACAAAATAATGCATTTGGGCGTAATGCTTTACGAAGCAATGTTAGTGGTGTCAATAACGTCGCAATTGGTGATGGTACTTTATTTAATAATACAATTGGTAGTGGTAATTTAGCAGTTGGGTATCGATCTATGTCTTCAAACATAAATGGGGGTAATAATACCGCAATTGGTAGATACTCTTTACAATCTAACACACAGGGAACCTATAATAACGCGATAGGATTATCTTCATTACGTAATAACACATTAGGTTGTCATAATACGGCAATTGGTAGGTATTCATTGTTAAATAACAATACAGGTAACTTTAATACCGCAATTGGTCAATATGCTTTAAGAAATAATACGTCGGGTCTTCATAACATAGCAATTGGTTGTCAATCCTTACGTTATAATACAACAGGGTGTGATAATGTTTCGTTTGGACGAGACGCATTACGTTTCTCTACAACAGGCAGTAATAATATTGGAATTGGTAGAGAAACTCTATACGCATTTGGGGCTAAATATGACAACGTTGCGATAGGGTATCGATCTTTAAAATGCGTAACAACAGGATGTTGTAATATAGCAATTGGTAGACGAGCATCATATAATAATACAACTGGTAATAATAATGTTTCTATTGGATCGGGAGTATTATTTCAAAATACAACGGGTTGTCAAAATATTGGAATAGGAATATCTAATTTAGATAATAATACGACAGGTTATCAGAATATCTCCATAGGTGCGTCCGCTTCACTTGCCAATACAACTGGATCACGAAACCTTTCAATTGGGTACAGAGCATTATTTTCAAATGTTGGGGGTTGTTATAATATTGCAATAGGTCACTTTAGTTTATATTGTAGTAATACACTAAGTCACGAAATTGCAATTGGTTCGGAAGCTATGAGATATAGAGCCCCTTTCAATTTACCTGGACCTGCAAATATTGCTATTGGTCTGTTCGCCCTAAGGGGGTGTAACTATACGTATAAACAATGTGGATATGGAAACATTGCAATTGGCGGTTGTTCTCAAAGATATAACTCTACAGGACATTACAATATAGGTATAGGTAGTAACACATTAACTTTAAATAAAACTGGACGGCAAAATGTTGCTATTGGTGCAAATGCACTTAGAAATACAACAGCTTACAATCCATCCGTAGCGGTAGGTTTTTTAGCCTTATGTACCCAAACAACAGGTTATAATAATACTGCAGTAGGTACGAGAGCTTTACAATCAAATTCAACTGGTATTAGAAATACCGCAGTTGGTCATTTCGCATTAATATATAATACTGGAAATGACAATACTGGAGTGGGTTACAATACTCAAAATAATGGAGGAACTGCATATGCAAATAGTTCCTTAGGAAGTAAAACATTAGAGTCCAACATAGCAGGTTTTCATAATGTTGCTATGGGATATAGAGCATTAGCAAAAAATTTGACTGGTTTTAAAAATACTGGTTTAGGTTCTCGTTCAATAGAAAATAATACTTATGGTCATAATAATATTGGAATTGGTTATCAATCTCTATATAACAATAACACAGGATATCAAAACATTGCAATAGGTACTTGTAGTTTACTAAATAATACATACGGTCAATTTAATATTGCTCAAGGATATAGAGCCATGTATAATAACACGTATGGATGTTTTAACGTTGCAATTGGTAGATGTGTACTTGAAAATAATACAACCGCAAATGAAAACATTGCTATCGGTAGAAAACCTTTATTCTCAAACACTACAGGTACTCAAAACATCGCTTTAGGTAGAAACGCACTTATCTGTAACTCAACAGGAAATTACAACATTGCAATGGGTAGAACTGCACTATATGAAAATACAACTGGTGTAGGAAACGTTTCAATTGGTATTCGAACAATGGCATATAACAAATCAGGATCTTGTAATGTTGTTTTAGGTTATAGAGCAAATTATAATGGTTATCAGTCGTGTTTTAATGTGTTTATAGGTACTAAAGCAGGTTGTAATCATTCTTGTTATTGTACTAATGCTAATGTTGCAATAGGATTTCAAGCTTTATTCTCAAGTGTTGCAACTTCAGAAAACGTTGCTATTGGTACTGAAACATTATATGGTAATACTTCGGGTGGTGTAAACGTTGCAATAGGGGAAAGATCTCAAAGAAATTTAACTACAGGTCAAAGAAACGTAAGTGTTGGTTCGCGAGCCATGTATTATGCAACCACAACTAGATATAGTATTGGTGTAGGTGCTTGGGCGGGGTCTAAATTAACTACAGGTTATGATAATATTGCAATCGGTAGATGTGCATCTTATAATCAACCAACAACATCTAAGAATAATATTGCCATAGGTAGAGAAGCAAACTGTGCAACAACTTATCAAGGTGATAATAATATATTTTTGGGTTACAGAACTGGTATGCCGACTGGTAACTACACCGCTTCAGTTGCGATAGGTGGTTATACAGACATACAAGCTAGTAATTATATACACTTTGGTTCTGCAGTAGGAGGATTCAATTTGGGGGTTGTTAGTTCAGGTATTGGATGTACGGTTAGTGATATTTGGCCTGTTTATATCAATGGAGTGTTGAGAAAAATAATGTTATCTTGTTAAAAAACATAGACATTTTTATTAACTATAGTATTTTTTAAAATAAAAAATGGTACAAAAAATATTTTATAACACATCACTCCCAAGAGCAGGGTCTACATTACTTCAAAACATTTTGATGCAAAATCCTGAATTTTATTCAACACCAACTTCTGGCCTTGCTGATTTATTGATGACTGCAAGGAGTGTTTATTCAACAGGAGACGCATTTAGAGCTCAAGATCCTGAGGAAATGAAAAATGGAATGAAAAATTTCTATAAACAAGGTTTGTATGGGTTTTATAATGCAATTACAAATAGACCGTATGTTTTTGAAAAAAGTAGGGCTTGGATCGGTAATTATGGATTTTTGGAGTTTTTTGAAGAAGATATCAAAATGGTTTGTATGGTTAGAGACTTACGTTCTATTTTTTCATCAATGGAAAAAAACTTTAGAAAAAATCAACACAAAGATCCTATGATTGTCAATGGAGTTGAATTGAAAAATATGACAACAGTTGCAAGAATTGATCACTTCTCAACAACTCCACCTGTTGGTCCGTCAATTGAATGGTTATTTGAAGCAATACACCAAGGATATGATAAAAAAATTCATTTTATACGTTTTGAAGATTTGACTGTAAATCCTGAAAAAGAAATGAAAAAACTATATAACTATTTAGGATTTGATTATTATCCTCACCACTTTACAAACATGGAACAACTAACACACGAGAATGATGTAATTCATGGAATTTTTGGCGACCATACAATTAAACCAAATATTGAGCCATATAAAGAAGACTTTATTGAAGTTTTAAGTAAAGAACAATCAGATAGAATTAGATCTCACTATGATTGGTTTTATAAAAGATTTAACTATTTATAATTATGGAAACACAAGACACACCACCAAACCCAAGAAATTCTGTATCGGCAGCCTTTGATTCGGTAAACTTAATCAATAACACAATACCATCTACAGGAAAAACTATAGATGAAAAAATAGACATTGTGAAACGCAACAAAGACCATTTAGAAATTATGATGGGTAAAAGTTGGTTTACAGAAGCTTTAATAAATGACGAAGGCAATCAAATACAAACCTGTATTGTAAATGCTCAAAATTTCTTAGACTCTAATGGCGGATAATTCTTTTGATAGGGTAAAGGTTGCATTAGACTCAATTACAATGATCAATAAATTGATTGAGAATACAAGCACGCCTTCAGGAAATTTAGATCCACCAAATATAAATGAGATTATTGAATTTAATAAAAAACATTTAATGATTGAAAAAGATAAAGGTGGTTTTAGTGAGACTGAACTTACATTGATTGAAAATAAAATTTCTGAGGCTACAACTTTCATAGAAAACAATCCTAATAACGGTGGAGGAGGAGTTTCACCATACGTTGTTTTTTTCCAAGATTGTAAGTTAGGGTTTGAATTTGGGGTCAATTTTTCTCCCGAATACCCAAATTTAAAAATTGGTGACACATATGGTTTAGACGCCAAAGGATATCGAGGTTGTGGTCAAGTAACATCTACACCAAAAAAAACACCACCAATTTATAAAAGTCCGTCAATAGTAACGTACTTTGAATTTTGTCAGCAATGTATTGACAAGTTCTAATATATCTTACTAAAAGATTTATTTAAAATTTATTTTTCTTATTTTTTTATAAAAAATATGGAAGAAAAATATATTGTTTGGCATATTGAGGGTGGTTTAGGAAAAAACGTTGCTGCAACATCTTTACTAAAATCCATTAAAGAAAAATATGTCGATAGAAAAATAATTGTTGTTGCTTCTTATCCTGACATTTTTATTAATAACCCAAATATCTACAGAGTTTATAGAGTAGGTAATACTCAATACTTTTATGATGATTTTATAAAAGATAAAGACACTATAGTGTTTAGACATGAACCATATTATCAAACAAATCATTTTCATAAAAGAAAACATTTAATAGAAAATTGGTGTGAATTATTAAATTTAGATTACGAAAATCAAACTCCAGATATACAATTTAATTTAGTTCAAGAAAGAATTGGTTTAAAGTGGAGACGAGAAAAACCTATATTACTCATTCAAACCAATGGTGGTCTAATTACATCTGATCTACCTTATTCTTGGACAAGAGACATACCTTTTGATCTATCCCTACAAATTGTAGAAAAATATAAAGAGGAGTACCATATCATACAAGTTTGTAAACCATCCTCAAGAAAAATTCCTGAAGCTGAAGTGATTGATCAAGAAATGTCAAATATAGATTTATTCACATTACTAACTTATAGTAGTAAAAGAATTCTTATTGATTCTTGTTTACAACATGTTGCTGCGGCTTTTAATTTAGAATCGTCTGTTTTATGGATTGGTACTTCACCAAAAGTATTTGGTTATACAATTCATAATAATATAGTTGCTAACCCACCTACGGGTAATATTAAACATCCAAATTCATATCTGTTTGATTATTCATTTGAAGGTTTGGCCTTTGAATGTCCTTATTATTCAATAAACGAAATGTTTGATGTTGATAAACTTTTAGAAAAAATATAAATATGATTTATTGGTTTACAGGTCAACCTGGTGCGGGTAAGACCTCAATTGCTGAAGTACTAATTACAAAACTACCAAATAACACCTTTCACGTTGATGGTGATGATCTAAGAGAAATCTTTAATAACAAAGATTATAGTGAATTGGGAAGAAGAAAGAATATTGAACTTGCTCAACACATTACACATTTTCTACATAACAAAGGTAATGATGTTATTGTAAGTTTAGTTTCTCCTTACAGAGATCAGAGAGAAGAATTTAAATCAAAGTTGGGTAATGACATTATCGAGATATATGTTCATACCGAAAATTTAAGAGGACGTGAAGACTTTCACGTTAAGAACTACGAAGAACCATTAGAAAACTTTTTAGACATGGATACTTCAGATGTAATAATTGAAACTTGTGTTAATCAAATTTTAGGATATGAAAAACTACATAGCAAAAGCAGATAAGAAAACCTCATCAACAGACAGACAATACTCAATGTTTGTTGGGAGATGGCAACCATTGCATGAAGGTCATCAATGGTTATTTAATCAAGCGTTAGAGGAAGGTAAAAACGTTTTGATTTGTATTAGAGATGTAAAACCTGACGATAAAAATCCTTTTACTCCTGATGAGGTTAAAAAGAATATTGAGGACCACTATGGTAACTTAATCACTGAAGAGCGTGTTAAGGTAATTATTATTCCCGATATAGAATCAATTAACTACGGTAGAGGTGTTGGATACGACGTAATTGAGCATGTACCACCACAAAATATTCACGACATTTCTGCGACTAAAGTAAGAGAACAAATGAAGAAAGAAGGTAAGATATGAAAGAAAAAATAAAAAAATTCCAAATCAGATTCAATGTTAACAGTACATCTGAAATTGATCGATGGAGATTAATTACAGATGGTGATGAAAAATTGGTAAAAGATATTATTATTGATGGTCATACATATACTTCTATGGACTGGATGGAGGATATTAATCAATATAAATGGCATGTCAGTTGTGAAGGTTATGTGACAATAACTAATAATGTTGCTTATGTTGTAACCGTGAAAGAAGATGCTGCCATGCTCAGACACATATTAAAAACAATATCCTATCGTTTTTTAGGTACTTTTACAACAATTGTGACCGCATATTCATTAGGAGTTTCTTTAGAGTTATCATCTTTATTAGGTGTTGGTGAACTTATGATAAAACCTGTTATGTATTTTTTTCACGAAAGAATTTGGTATAAATTTGTAAGAATAGGTAAAAAGTAATTACCTATTGTCCATATATATTATCACTTCATTATAATATTCTATGAATTCGTCATTCCATAGATTCCATTTAATATCAAGACCATCGACTGAATAAACTTGAATATTATTGAATTGGGATAAAATATTATCTCTAAACCATCTAAACTTACATTCGTGGTAATTTGAGTCGTTTCTGAGATGAAACTCTGTTACAATTTTTGGAATTGATTTTAAAAATTCAATGTTACTTTCTTGAAAAACATCGTATTCCCCACCTTCACAATCACACTTCAAAAAATCAATTTTATCAATTTTATATTCATCTAAAAATTCTTTGAAACTAAATGTCGGGACGTTTTCTGTCATATTATCCCAAGTGATTTCAATTTTCTTTTTATCAGTTATTGCTCCCTGAATAATTTTTACATTTTCTTGACCTACATTGTTTTTTAAAATTTTGATTTGGTGACTTAATGGTTCGACAACATAACATTGTTTTGGTTTTTTCGGTAATATTTTATAAGTAAATGGACCTAAAGATGCACCTAAATCTACAACAATGTCACCCTCCTCAACCTCAAAAAATCTTTCATAAGTATTACCTTCAAATATTTCTTCCTCAGCTTGTTTTACATACCATTCACTTCTTCCACCCCAATCAAAATTAATTTCTTGAGTTATTTCCTTATTTGTGATTTTATTAATTTCTGAAATAACCATTTCAGAAGTAATTTGTTTTGTACATTCAAATTGACGATCAGTTCCTTTATGGTGAGGACACCAATTCCAATCACCAGCATCTAATCTTTCTGAATTAAAACATCCGTGACAAACATTTTGATTTATAACTCTATAGGTATCTAAAGTTGTTTCTGCCCACTTTGCACTAAAACCTGAAATTAAAATAACAGGAAGTTTACATGCCCAAGCCAACCAAGATAAACCTGATCCTAAACCAATAAAAAATTCACATGTTGATAAATCATCTATAACTTCTTGTATGTTCCCACCTTTATATATTGTAACTCCTTTTGGGTAAAAATTATTCATATATCCGTCTCCTTCTTTTGAATAAACCATACACTCATATCCTAAACCTATAAGATAATCAACAACCTCTTGCCAACCACTTTGATTATTCCAATATTTTGCTTGTGCTGTTGAATGGATCCCAATACCAACTTTTTTAACTTTTTCTACTTTTGGTAGTTTTAATTTTGGTCTAATTTCAGAATAATCTAACCCTAAAATATCTGTTGCTGTTTTTTGAAGTGGTTGTCTTCTGAAATCATTTTTATGATTATTTTTATCGTATAAACCTTCTGATGTATAATACCAACCAAGCCTGTATTGTGCATATATGTTTTCAACAACTTTACCTGGATCAACAAACTCAATTTCAGGGTATTGGTCAATAAACAAGTCGTTCATGAAAGTTGAAACGATTAATTTGCAATTGTGTTTTTGTCTAAAAACCTCACAGTATGGAACCCAAGCCATTGTATCACCTAATGATTTTGACCCGAAAGAAATGTAAACTCTTTTGTTTGTCAGATCCAATGTATTTGTGTAAATTAATTCGTCATTTTCTCTTATTTCTGTTTTCCATTTTACGTAATATTCTGTGTTAATTTTTACCCAATGGTTTATAGGTAGAGTATTTTCGTAAATTAAATTATCATTATCATCAAATATTTTTATATTAAATGGATTTTCACTCTGACCTAAAATTTCAACAAAAGGATTTATAACGAAATGTTGATTAACAATGTAATCGTTTTTAATTTTTTCATTTTTTTGTTTAGGTGTATGCATTACATTTTTATAAAAATAATATAAGCTGTCCCCAAAATCATTTTGATATTCAATCGTATAATTTGAGTCCTTATCTATTAAATCGATTAAGTTATTTTTTATTTCATTATAATCGTCACTTGATATAGGATAAATGTATTTGTCAAACATACCTACATACTGAGGTAAATTTCTTGTCAATATTTTTAATCCATAATTAATAGATTCTCTAATAACTAATGGATTACATTCCCAAGTTGAGTTAAACATTAAAACATCAGATGCTATCATGAAATCATCGACATCGTCTCTTTCACCCCAAACCGTCACATTACTTGGTAAGTTATTCATAATTGGACCCCAATAATCCTCAAAATTTGGTGCTTGGTTTCCAATAAAATGAAAATGAACGTTGGGATGAGATTCCTCAAATAATCTTGCAACTTCAACACCCTCTTTTTGATTTTTACCCGATGTCCACAGACCAACGTTTAAAACATGAGTCTTCATATGATCTAAACCTATTTTATCTCTTACCTCAATTTTTTTAAGAAGAGGTACTCTATGATCATCATAATATATTTCTAATTCATCTAAAATTGGTTTTACTTTATTTTCATATGGATACATTATGAGTTCTTTTTTAGATGGTGTGTCTTTAAAAGAAACTTGATTATGGTATGGAGTTACAAGACAATAGTAATCAGGATGTAATTTTTTATTATTAGGATCAAACCAAATGTTATGACAAGTTTCTACTACTCTCCAAGTTCTATTATTATCATATAATTCGTTTAATAAATCTAATGGCATTTTATTAAAACTTTCAAATGCTTCAGGAATTTCTTCAGCATGTACTATATCTATTTTGTTTTCTTTTATAATACGAATCAATTCATATTTTTTTTCTTTTTCTGTTGTTCCACCAAGAGTCCAAAAATGACCAGTTTCCAATAAATCAATAATTTTATTTCTTTGCACAACATAAGTGTCACTAAACTGAGAATACTCAACTAAAAAAATTTCAATTTGATTTTTGTATTTTTGAAGGGACTGAATTCTTTTCAAAACAAATTGTGGCATACCCCCTGTTGAAAGGTGTGGTGTAAGATATAATAATTTAATTTTTTCCATAGCATAAAAAATAAGTTTAGAGTTTACAAACTAAAGTATTTATAGAATAAAGATATATTTTACAATGGCAACTGCAAGACCTTTTGCGTACAACACAGGATCGACAATTTCGGGAACCATACAAGTTGGTAACTTGGCAGTTGGTTACCCGACTGCAGGATTTGCGTCAACAGGTCTTGAATGGTGGAATGGTCCTGATGAAGATTTGGGTTACGTTATTGCACAACAAGTTCCTGATGATAGTCAACCAACACCAGTTGTTGGGGTTACAGCATCTGTGGGATTCTTCAGAACTAACGGATTTGATGATAATGAATTTGTAACTTTGGCAAATTTAGTGTCAAATGCGAACTATACTAATGCGTCAAATGCCGCTATAGGGTTAACTTCTAATGGGTATTGGACATCTTATGTTCCTAATTCAAATTTAAAATTACACTTAGATGCATCAGACCCAAATAGTTATTCAGGGGTAGGTACAACATGGTATGATTTGAGTAGTAGTGGTAATGATGTACAAATGAACAACTCAGGAAGTATTAATTGGGTTAATACGGGTGCTACATATTTTTCCACAGGATCTAATGGTTGGTTTTCAAACCCTTCAGGAATAGATTTGCCAACAGGTAACACACCTTATACTTTCATTATATGGGCTCAAATAGAATCAGGTTGGAATGCTAACGGTTTCATGAGTATTGGTCCATTTGGTATTGCTAATCAATCAAATGCATTTAGGACTGGTATAGAAAATCAATTTATAAACTATTGGTGGGCTAATGATTTAGCCGTAGTAGGGTCACTACCTTCAACCACCTCTTGGTTTAACGCTGTTGCTAAATTTGATGGAACAACAAGAAGTATATTAGTTAATGGTGTACTTTTAGGTTCTGACACTCCTGTAGGTCATTACGTTAGCACAAGCGAATTACAAATTGCAAAAACATATACTAATGAGTATTTAAATGGAAATGTTGGTGAAGTGTTAATTTATGATATCGCATTATCCGATTCAGATATATTACAATATTATAATGATACCAAAACAAGGTTTGGTCTATAATTAATTTATATATTTTCATTTTTTTTGGTGTATATTTTTCTTGATGAAAAACATTTGTATTGATATTACACAATGCCGAGCTTTAGGAGATACTTTATGTGCCACACCTGTAGTTAGAAAAATTAGTAAAACATATAATCAAAAAGTTTCTGTAATCTCCCATCATTCAGAAATATTTTCAAATTTACCTTATGTAGAAAATAATTATCAATATTCCCCCGAAACGTTTGATAAAATAAAAGACGAGTATGAAATGTTTCAAACTTTCGACGTTTTTTATAAGGAAAGTGGTATTTGTAACAAACATAATACAATGGACATCAGACAACTTCATGCCATTAGTTTAGGTTTTATGTTAACAAAAAAAGAAATGGAAATGGATTATATCACTGATGACAATGTCATCTTACCTGATTTACCATTAAAATATGTTTTAATTCATCCAGTTCAAAATTGGGATTCAAGAACTTGGCCGGCAAAAAGTTGGCAAATGTTAACACAACTTTTAAATGAAAAAGGTATTTCAGTAATTTCTGTGGGTAAAGATTCTTCAGAAATGGGAGGTTCTAATGTTGATAAACCCGTATTTAATTTTCCAATAAAGCTTGGGTACAACTTAATGAATCAAACGACCTTAGATCAAACTTGGCATTTGATTAACAATAGCTCTTGTTTTGTAACTATGGATTCAGGTCTTTTACATTTAGCAGGAACAACAGATGTTAACATAATTCAGTTGGGAAGTTCCATTGATCCTGAGTTCAGATCGCCCTATAGACAAGGTTCTCAGAATTATAAATACCACTATGTTAGAGGTGGTTGTGGATTAAATTGTGCTTCAGATATGAAATATGGTGTTAGAGAATGGGGGACAATTCAAGGAATACCATCTTTAGTTGGGTGTTTAGAAAGAAAAAAAACTTTTGAGTGCCACCCATCTGTTTTACAGGTATACCAAAAAATTTTGGAAATAGTGTAGTTAGGTATTTATATTATATATGCCAAATTACGTAAATATAAATTCAATCGTAGGAACACCTCCATACACAATATTTGTATGTGATCAGACTTTTACTTCTTGTTTTTTGGCTGCAGGACCAATTCCAATATCTACACCATATACTTTTATGGTACCACCACCATTAACTAATGTGACAGACATTATTGTTAAAATAATTGATAGTAACGGATGTGATACTTGGTATCCACTATCTTGTGGGACTTACTACGGAAAGGAATTCGAAGATTTTGCAATATTTTTGTTTCAGGACACAAATATATATTTATTTGAAGGTCAGTAATATTTATTAGTATGCCAGTTTATAATAGACTCACAGATAGATCTCAAGTTTCAGCCGTCACAGTTAACGATATTTTTCACGTTGTAGTTACAGGTGATACAAGTCAGAGCCCACAAGGTTCTTCATATTTTGCCCCAATTAGTTTTTTACAACCAATATTAAGTGGTGCTAGTGGTTCGGCAGGTACTTCAGGTACAAATGGTACGAGTGGTACTAATGGGACTAGCGGGACTTTTGGTACTTCAGGTACAAATGGCACAAGTGGTACTAATGGTACTAGTGGGACTAACGGTACAAATGGTACTAATGGTACTAGTGGGACTAACGGTACAAATGGTACAAGCGGAACTAATGGTACAAATGGTACAAATGGTACAAGCGGAACTAATGGCACAAATGGTACTAATGGAACATCAGGTACCCATGGCACATCGGCAACTAACGGTACGTCAGGTACTAATGGTACAAGTGGAACAACTCCACCGGGTTTTACATCAGGTACTAATGGTACTAATGGTACAAACGGAACATCTGCAACTAATGGTACAAACGGAACTAATGGTACTTCAGGTACAAATGGGACATCAGGTACCAACGGAACATCAGGGACTAATGGAACTAATGGTACTTCAGGTACATCGCCAACTTCAGCAACTACAGTCAGTACTATAGAAAACACAGGAAATACTAAATTTTATGTAACATTTGTTGATTCAAACAATACCGTTGCGCTAGCAGAAAGTTTATACACAAATGCAGGTATTAGCTTTAATCCAAGTACTGATATTCTTGAAGTTTCTTCCGCATACCAAAGTGGTGACGGAACAGTATCCGCACCATCACATAGTTTTACTTCAGACCCAAATACGGGAATTTATAGGATAGGTACCGATAATATCGGTGTTGCCACTGGCGGTGTAAGACGAATGAGTGTTGATAGTAGTGGTACTTTATATGTTGGTAACGGGAATGAATCTAATGGATCAAACTTCATAATTCCTTTAGGTGGGTACGTCCAAACATCTAACGCAACTCCAACAACATTAATAACTTTGGCAACATCAAACGATAATGTTTATACGGTAGAGGCGTTTGTTGCTGGTGCAACAACATCAGGGACTGTTGGTATTGGTGGAATTATAAGTGCAACTTTTTTAAATAACGGAGGAACTGTTAATCTTATTGGGGCAGTTCAAGGGTCAGTTCAAGAAAACATTATAGGGTCACCAACATTTACACTTCTTGGGTCGGGTAGTAATATTATTTTACAAGTTACAGGAGTTGCCTCAACTACTATTAATTGGTTCGGTAAAATTAAATATATCACAGGAAGTAGGTCAATTTAACTTTCAGTTTTTCATTTATTTTAATCATTATTTTTTTATTTTTTCTGTATGAGAATATTTGTACAGATTGCTGCTTATCGTGACCCCCAACTTATACCAACAATCAAATCTATGTTGGAGAATGCAAAAAAACCAAAAAACATTATTATTGGTATCGCAAGACAATTTAATCCTGAAGATGGTTTTGATGATTTAACTGAATATGAAAATGATGATCGTTTCCGTATTTTAAATATCCCATACACCGAATCAAAAGGAGTGTGTTGGGCAAGACATCAAGTACAACAATTATATGGGGGTGAAGAATACACACTTCAAATCGATTCTCATATGAGGTTTGAAAAAGATTGGGACGATACTTTAATTAAAATGATTAAAAAATTACAAAAACTTGGTCATAAAAAACCTTTGTTAACGGGTTATGTTTCATCTTTTGATCCTGATAATGATCCTGAAGGTAGGGTTAATGAACCTTGGAGAATGGCATTTGATAGATTTACACCTGAAGGCGTTGTATTTTTCTTACCTGAAGTGATTCCTGATTGGAAAAAAATTAAAGATCCAATTCCCGCAAGATTTTACTCGGCACACTTTTGTTTCACTTTAGGTCAATTCTCAACTGAAGTACAACACGATCCTGAATTTTATTTTCACGGAGAAGAAATTTCAATTACGGTTAGAGCTTATACACATGGATATGATTTATTTCACCCAAACAAAGTTATTATTTGGCACGAATACACTAGAAAGGGTAGAACTAAACAGTGGGATGATGATAAGGAATGGTATTTGAAAAATACTGCCTGTCATAAAAAAAATAGACAACTTCTTGGTATAGATGGTGAAAAATATGAAGGAGATTATTATGAGTGGTTTGGTAAAGAAAGAACAATAAGAGATTATGAAAAATATGCGGGGTTGCTATTTGAGACAAGAGCAGTACAACAAGACACTATAGATAAAAAATATCCACCAAACGAGTACAATTTTGAAAATGAGAACGAATGGAAAAAAAGTTTTTCCACAATATTCAAACACTGCATTGATTTAGATTTAAATCAAGTTCCTGAAACGGATTATGATTTTTGGGTTGTTGCCTTCCACGATCAAGAACATCAAACAATTTTTAGACAAGATGTCGACGCAAACGAGATTATAAGAATAAAGTCAGACCCTGAAGGATACGGTAAAATATGGAGAGAGTTCAACACAACAAAGATACCATCTTATTGGGTAGTGTGGCCTCACTCAATTTCAAAAGATTGGTGTGATAGAATTGTCGGTAATTTATGAAAACACTATTTGTAACTTGTTTATATTCTAAACTTTTTGGATCTGAATTTGGTGGTAGAGATAGTAGAGACGGACATTATAAAAATTCATTAAAAAGTCTTTTAAAAATGTCTGATGCCAAATTTATTTGTTACACATCAGAAAATCAGTTAGAGGATTTAAAAACTTTCTTTTATAAACAAAACAAATTTAATGAGGATCAAATTCAATTTAAAATATTTAATTTAAAAAATTGTGAATACCATCAACAAATTTCTGAATTAAGAAAAACACAAAGTAATTTACTACAAGACAGATGTTACGAAATACAATACTCTAAATTCTTTTGGTGTTTAGAAAATTGTAACAATTCAGATTTTGATTATGTTTATTGGATTGATGCCGGATTGTCTCATAGTGGATTAATACCACCAAAATATTTAGACCAAACAAAGGGGTATTGGGAAAAATATTTTGAGTCTGAATTATTTAACAACACATTTTTAAATAATTTGATTAAACATACTGAAGAAAAGATTGTGGTATGTGCAAAAGAAAACCAAAGAAATTATTGGTCAAAAACCTTACCAAAAAAATATTATAACAATTATAGTTTTGATAGACATATCATCGGAGGTTTGTTCGGAGGTAAAAGAGAGAAATTAAAATACTTCTGTGATTTATTTAATAAAGAAATCAAAAAGGTTTTAAATAATGAAGTTGATCTTTATTTAGAAGAAAATATAATGAGTTTAATATTTTCTAATAATAAAGAGTTATTCAACCCACTTCTATTTGATATTTGGTGGCACGAAGAAGATTACATACCTGGCGTTGATTTGAAAGAATTGACGTTAAAAGAAAAAAGTTTTTATAAAATTATAGAAAATCTAAATAATATATAAGATGATAACATTAGTTACAGGATTGTGGGATATTGGTAGAGGAGATCTATCAGAAGGATGGTCAAGGTCTTTTGATCATTATTTAAGTAAATTCGAACAACTATTACAGGTAGATTGTAATATGATAATTTTTGGTGATAGTGAATTAGAAAAATTTGTTAATGAAAGAAGAAGTGTAACTAACACACAATTTGTATTGAGAGATTTAAGTTGGTTTAGAAATAATGAATTCTTCAATCAAATTCAGTCAATAAGAACAAATCCGAAATGGTGTAATCTTGCTGGTTGGTTAAAGGACTCAACACAAGCGAGATTAGAAATGTACAACCCATTAGTCATGTCAAAAATGTTTTTATTACATGATGCGGTCTTATTAGATAAATTTAGTTCTGAAAAACTATATTGGATTGATGCTGGTTTAGCAAATACTGTCCACATGGGTTATCTAACTCATGATAAAGTATTACCAAGAATTGATAATCTTTTTAGTAATTTTACATTCATTTGTTTCCCGTATGTTGCCGATAAAGAAATACATGGTTTTGATATTAATAAAATGGATATCATTACAGGAACAAGAGTTGATAAAGTATGTCGAGGAGGATTCTTTGGCGGTCCTGTAAATTTAATTAGACAAATGAACACCCTCTATTATAATCTGATGAAATCAACATTAGAAAGAGGATTAATGGGGACGGAAGAAAGTCTATTTTCAATTTTATTATATAACAACCCAACAATAATAGATTATGTAGAAATTGAGTCCAACGGTTTGATTTATAAATTTTTTGAAGATGTAAAAAACAATAATTTAGTCATCAAATCATTAAAAAAAGAAAGAGTTATAAAAAATAAAAACAATGGTCAAGTTGGTTTATACGTCATAACATTTAATAGTCCAAAACAATTCGAGACTCTTATTAATTCTATGTTATTATATGACTCTGAATTTTTAGAAAAAACTAATAAATTTTTATTAAACAACTCAACTGATCTATCAACAACGCCTGAATATATTAAGTTGTGTGAGCAATATGGATTTGAACATATCAAAAAAGATAATATAGGGATTACAGGTGGTAGAGTGTTTGTTGCTGAACATTTTGAAAATTCAGACATGGAGTACTATTTGTTTTTTGAAGACGATATGTTTTTCAACATGGGTGCGGACGATTTATGTAAAAACGGATTTAACAGGAATGTAAGACACTTATATAGAAAAGTTTTACAAATTATGAGAAAAGAAAATTTTGATTTTTTAAAATTAAATTATACTGAATTTTATGGTAGTCATGAAAGACAATGGTCTTGGTATAATGTGGATCAAGAATTTAGATCAAAACATTGGCCAAATAATCAAAAACTACCGACACACGGTCAAGATCCTAATTCTCCTTTTTTAGAATTTAAAAATATAAAATCTGTTGATGGCTTACCATACGCAACAGGTGAGATTTATTTATCTAATTGGCCAATTATTTTATCAAGAGAGGGAAATTACAAATGTTATATTGAAACTAAGTTTGATCATCCTTACGAACAAACTTTAATGTCTCACTGTTTCAAAGAAACAATTAAAGGTAGAATACATGCAGGTTTGTTACTTTTAACCCCAACTGAACACAACAGGTTTGACTTCTATGATGGTAAATTGAGAAAAGAATTCTAATCGAAGTATTTATAGATAAAAGATTAGATGGAGTTTTTTATCAGAAAAAATGCAACACTCCCTGTGTTGAAGATTAATGCTATTAAAGACGGAAGAAGTGACTACAATAGATCTATGAGATTTATTGAGGATACCGACATCTTTTTTTCTATGGTGGACACAGAAACAAACATCCCAAGAATTACTTCTCGACCTGCGGGTTTGATGAAAAAAGACCCATTAGATATTAGTACTGATGCCGAGTATTATGTTTATTATCAATTTACACCATTTGACACAAAAAAAGTTGCAAGATATAAAGGTCAGTTTTTATTCAGAAATGAAACTGGAATATTAACATTACCATTAAGTGAAGAAATATATATAAACGTAATAGAAAGTTTTATAATTGATGACTTCGAGTTTCAAAGTTGTTACGTAGTTGATTATCCTTGTTGTTTCGGACCTGTACCACCAAAACCACCTGGACCTATTCCACCAGGACCATCAACAACTACTACAACGACTATAATACCAACTACCACAACTACTACGATATTTGTATCACCGACCCCTACGGTTACGCCGACTAATACGGTTACACCAACCCCTACGGTAACACCAACTAACACCCCTACACCAACACCAACATCATCTCAACCGGTTGAGGAACTTATAGATCCAATTATTACTGAAAATAATGAGTATATTAATATTGGTAATAACGAATACCTAAAATATTAAAACTATTTATAAAATAAAAAACTATGGCACTAACAGGAAAAACAATCGGAGAATTAGAATACCTACAATTCCCAACTAATGATACATTACTCCCCGTACAATATATTGGGGATACTTTTCATATTTCATTTTCTTCGATAACTTATAACGAAGGGACATACGCACAATTTGTTTCAGAATCAATCGCTGGCATATTAACACCAGGAAGGTTTTACCTAATGACGGATTTCCAAACTTGTTATGACCAACCAAATTACACTAATGAGGGTGTTGCAATAACAACAGGAAATTATAAGACAGGTAGTACCGAACCAATCTTGTTATTGGCAATATCAACAACAGAGTTTTCACCAACGGTATATTCTACAATATATATAAATGATAAAATAACATATGATTTCACTTGGGATACTACTGAAGTAACAATTTCACCGGCAAAAGGTAGAATAACCGAAAGAATTGATAGGTTTAATAACAGAGCTGACTACGATTTCAGAGCCGTTCAGTTTATTAGATATCAGGCATTTTTATCTGAAAACTATTATAACGGCACTGTGTCAATAGATGGTTCAGGTAATGTTGTTGGTGTCGGTACAACATTTGATACTGATTTTAGTGTTGGGCAAATTTTGGGTATACATAGCCCTAACTATGGAAACCTTATTGGTGGTTTTGCGTATTATGAAATTTTAACCATCACGGATGCAACAAATATGACAGTAACAGGAACAACTTTCTATACTGAAAGTAACAAATTTTATTCACGAGGTACTGGAGGAGGTATAAGGTCTCCATTCAAATGTAACGTACCTACACCGTCATACACAGGGTCCTCAGAATATTATACCTTTAATGAAAATGATAACGTAAACACATATTTGGGGGATAATCAAAATTATGATACATTTATTCTATCCAACAACGTGTTTTTGAATGGTAGTTATCAAGATATGGTATTTGGTGGTAATGTTGTTGGTAACACGTTTGACAATTTTATGACTAGTAGTACCTGTGGGCCATTTTTCCAATTTAACATCATAACAAATAATTTTGATAGAAATACTATTGGTCCTGATTTTACATTCAATTTTATAGAGTGTGATATGCAAGGTAATACTGTCGTTGGTAATTTTGACTATAACATGCTTGGGGATAATGACGGATTTGATTTTGATTTTAATCAAGTAGGTTGGGGTTTCCGAAATAACTTTTTAACAATGTATGATGATGATTTTATTTACAATACGATTGGTCCTAATTTCAATTCAAACTTGATTCATTATGGTTTTTCAAATAATCTAATTGGTAATAATTTTAATAATAATATTCTTAGGAATAATTTTGACGAAAATGAAATTGGGGTGGCGTTCTATAGTAATACTGTTAGAGCACCTTTCTTCAATAATAAAATAGGTAGCACATTTTATAACAACATTTTCTACAGTAATGTTAATGGTAATGTTTTCGGTAATAACTCATTTGGAAATACTTTTGGTGACCTAAATAATGTAGGCGTTTATAATTTCCAAAATAACCAAATTGGTAGTGATATGACGAATAATTATTTTTCGGGAGCAACTTTCAGTAATATTATAGGTGATGCCTGTCAAAGTAACAACATTGACACAAACTTTTCCTATAACCAAATTGGTAGTAATTTCCAATCAAACACAATTGCAAATGATTTTGGTTTTGGTGGAGGAATAACAAGAGGTAATGTTATTGGAAATCAATTTTCAAATAATGTAGTTGGTGAATATTGTTATGATAACACTTTTGGTGATAATTGTACAAGTAATGTTTTAAACGATAATTTTGTGAATAATAAAATTTCACACGGAGCTACCCTAATAACAGGAGATTTTGACAATTCAGGAAGCTTTCAAAATAATGTCCTAACATTTGGTTATTACTCCGCAAACTTAACACTTTCTGGTGGTACTGGTGGTAATCCATACCTTTATACTGATGTTAGTTGTAATATTGTTAGAGATGTGAATGCAACAATTTATGTGACTTTCTTAAGTGGTGGTACTGCTTCGTCACAAACGGTAATAATTTAATGGATATTTAATAATAACAAATGGAATTCACAATAGGACAAAATTCAACCTTACCATTACTTAAACTACAAGTAGTGAATGATGGTACCCAAAATTTTGACTCAATGATGAAGTTTATTGAGACCTCATCTGTGTTTTTTTCAATGATTAGAACAGAAAATGGAATTCCAAAAATATTAACAAAAAGCGCGGGGTTTGTTGAAAAGTTAGAGATGGACCCAAATGCTTCACCTGAGTATTATGTTTACTACAGATTTACAACTCAGGACACTTCAAAAGTTGGGAGATATGAAGGTCAGTTTTTATTCATAAACGAGGAAGGTACTTTAGTTTTACCAATAAGAGAAAGTTTATATATTAATATTATTGAAAGTTTTATTGCCAATGATTTAACTTATGATCCTTGTTATGTTTTAGAATATAAATGTTGTACAACACCATTTCCATCACCGACTCCTACACCAACAAAAGAACCTGTTATTAGTCCTACACCAACAACTACAGTCACACCTACACCAACATTAACACCAACACCAACCACAACATCAAATAAACCTGTTTGTCCTCACCCAATAAGAAGAACTTTAGTTTATGGTACAGATCAACATGGTCCATTTGGTGACAGTCAAGGTAAGGCTTGTGAGGCATATTTTTGTTTTACTTTGGGGTCATGTTCTACTTCAGATTACTTGACCAGATATTTCAACATTGGGGGACCTAATGTTGGTTCATTAGTTTTTGATACAGAAATTTCGTGTTATAAAACAAATGATACAGGATATTTTATTTCATGGTATGCCGGTGGGTATACTGTATATTATATTGACAATGGTGTCATCACTGACGTTGTTGATTGTGAATGTGATGTTTAATACTTATTGACGATAATAAATTAATCATTTATATTTATTTACGAAGGTAAATGCCGACCTAATTCGGTAGCTAATACACCAAAAGTAAAAAATATATGATATCACAAGAAGAAATTGAAAACTTCCTTGTGGGTAATGACCCCGAGGAATATATCGTATCGGTAGAGTACGATTACGTATCTGACAAAATCTACAAAATCAAAGAAGTTCCTGGTAAAGGTAAACAGATCCAACGAGACACATTGATCTCATTTGCTTGGGTTGGTGATCTACGTGGTCAAAACTTTTACTCATCATCAAAAGGTTTACAAAAAGAAGCCATGACCAAACATGGTATTATGATTGAGAAACTTAAAACTGAAGGTAATGATCGCTTAGAACGAGGGCTCACTTTTATGGTTAAGTCTATGAAAGGTTATCGAAATCTTATACAATTTTTTAGAGAAGGTGGTGTTGATCCTTGGGGTGAAAAAACAAAAGACCTCATCATGATACTCCCTCCTGTTGAACAATATCTAATCTCAAAAGAGAAAAGATTGTTTAAAGGATTTGAAGAATACAACGACATCACGAGGATGGTATTCGACTTGGAGACGACCTCACTTGAACCCAAGGATGGTCGTATCTTCATGATTGGAATCAAAACAAACAAAGGTTATAAAAAAGTTATCGAATGTGCAACACCTGATGATGAAAGAAGAGGACTTGTTGAGTTCTTCAACATCATTGATGATATCAAACCTTCAATCCTTTCAGGTTACAATTCATTTAACTTTGACTGGTATTGGATCTATGAAAGATGTAAGGCACTAAACCTTGACATAAAAAAAGTTGCAAAATCACTAAATCCTGATAAATCAATTTCAATGAAGGAATCAATGTTGAAATTGGCGAATGAAGTTGAGAAGTTTAATCAAACTCAAATGTGGGGTTATAATATTATTGATATTCTACATTCAGTTCGTAGGGCTCAGGCGATTAACTCGAACATCAAAGAGGCAGGTTTGAAGTACATTACCAAGTATATCGAAGCTGAAGCTCCTGATCGTGTATATGTTGACCATGATAAGATTGGATCTATGTATCGAGACAAAGAAGAATATTGGTTAAACATTGAAAATGGTAAGTATAAGAAAGTAGGTAACGATCCAAAAGTTGATGATGTATGTGGAAGACATTCTAAAGTATATATCAAAACAACGGGGGACGACATCATTGAGCGTTATCTCGACGATGACTTGGAAGAAACTCTTTTGGTCGATGAAGAATTTAATCAAGGTTCATTCTTGTTGGCATCATTACTTCCAACAACGTATGAAAGAGTTTCAACAATGGGTACTGCTACATTATGGAAAATGTTGATGTTGGCTTGGTCTTACAAACATAACTTGGCAATTCCTGCTAAGAATGACAAAGGGAACTTCGTAGGTGGACTTTCTCGATTGATCCGAACAGGATACTCAAAGAATGTGTTAAAACTTGACTACTCGTCTCTATATCCATCTATTCAGTTGGTACACGATGTATTTCCCGAGTGTGATGTTACAGGTGCAATGAAAGGGTTATTATCTTATTTCCGTAACACTCGTATCAAATACAAACAACTCGCTGAGGAATATGCAAGTATTGATAAGAAAAAATCTACATCTTACGACCGTAAACAATTACCGATTAAGATCTTTATTAATTCGATGTTCGGTGCGTTATCTGCCCCTCAAGTATTCCATTGGGGTGATATGGACAAGGGTGAGATGATTACTTGTACAGGTCGTCAGTATCTTAGAATGATGATTAACTTTTTTATGGATCGTGGTTATACACCTTTAGTGATGGACACGGACGGTATTAACTTCTCGGTTCCTGAAGGTGTGGAGACAAGAAAATATGTTGGTAAAGGTTTAAATTGGAAAGTAAAAGAGGGTAAAGAATACATCGGTGAAGAAGCTGATGTAATGGAGTTCAATGATCTTGCAATGAGAGGTGAAATGGCACTTGATACTGATGGACAATGGCCAGCTTGTATTAACTTAGCTCGTAAGAACTATGCTCTGATTACTGCAAAAGGTAAGATTAAACTTACGGGTAACTCAATCAAATCTAAAAAAATGCCGATATATATTGAAAAGTTTTTGGATAAAGGGATTAAGTTATTACTTGATGGTAAAGGACAAGAGTTTGTTGAGTGGTATTACGAATATGTACAAAAGATATTTGATCAGAAAATTCCATTGATGGATATTGCAAATAAAGCAAAGATCAAACAAACAATTGAGGATTATATAGTTCGTAGTAAACAAACAACTAAATCAGGAGCATTAATGTCTCGTCAAGCACACATGGAGTTGGCAATCAAAGACAAACTAAATGCTAATCTTGGTGAAGTTATCTTCTATGTAAACAACGGTACAAAGGCATCTCACGGTGATGTTCAGAAAGTTAATAAACCAAAGAAAGGTTGGTCACAAGAACATATTGACAATTACATGAGAGATTGGGGAACTACAATACCTGAGGATGTCGATTCAATAATTCAATTAAATTGTTATAGAATTGACCCGTTAGATCTTGAAAGTAACCCCACTATGACAGGAGAATATAATATTCAAAGAGCAATTGCAACATTTAACAAACGTGTTGAACCTCTGTTAGTAGTTTTCAAACAAGAAGTTCGTAATGGGTTGTTGGTTAAAAACCCTGAAGAGAGACCATTCTTTACTAAAGTCCAATGTGAATTAATCAATGGACAACCTTTTGAAGAGGGAGACCAAGACAAATTAGAAGATGTAATGGAAATCTCTGATGAGGAAATGTCTTTTTGGAATCGTGTTGGTGAAACGCCTTATCACATGTATAAAGATGCGGATCAAACTATGTGGAGATATGTACCTGAAAAAGAGTTAGTCCATTTTAATTCCGTCGGAGGAAAGGATGTACCAAACACCGTTGACATTTTGTAACTCAACACAAGCACCCCTACCAACTGATATTTCATCCCAATCTTCGTCTATTCGACCTATGTCGGGAATGATTATACAGTTGGTAAGTGTTTTTATTTTAATTCGTTCTGTTGTTGTTGAGTCAAGTTTTATTTTTGATTGTACAACATCCCTTACGATTAAAAGGGTTTCACCATTAGTTATGTAAGTTTCATTACTGTTTATTACAATATCAAACGATTCAAAACTATATGATTGATTTCCTTTTATTACGGTTTTTCTAACTGGTTTGTTTTTTATAATTGACATAAAATTAAATTACATATATCTGACGAGGCATAGCTCTAAACTTAAGAGTTTTGTTTAAGTTTTCTGCTAGTAAAGCTTCTCTTTCCATAACTTTTTCAGGACGAAGTCTTGTTAATCTTCCTTCAGCTCCGATCAATTCTTCTATTAGTTTAGCCTTTTCATCTTTTCCTTCAGTACCTAATGTTGCATAATCCATAGTTAAGTCACCATCAGGAGTCTTTAAGTTACCACTAAATTTACCACGAACTCTTGCTAAAGTTTCTTTACAGTATGCTATAAACCATCTACGAACCCAAACTTGTGCAGGATTATTTAGTTTGTACCAACTTATCTTATTGAATGGTACATCTGAAGGTAAAAGAACAATATCAGGATTATCCGCCAAACATTTGTCTCTATCACCTTGTGAAGTATCATAATACCAATACCAAACTTGACCTTTTGCCAACTCCGCATTACCAAAGTCAAATTTACCACCTGGTGTGTTTAAAAGGTGTAGTGCTTTTTTACCACCAGGAAGTGCAGTGATATAATAAGTCAAATCACCCGCAAATATTCTTCTTTGGATATTAACTTCTTGCATTCTTAATAATGTATCAAATGCTGGTGTTAAATAATAACTTCCTGCCATATTACCAATTTGTGCAAGCCCTCCACCACCACCAAGTCCAGTTCCATTACCAACACCCGCAAAACCACCCAAACCAAACATTAAGTTGTTTAATGTTGATGGGGTAAACCATAATACTTCATTTATCTCACGACCTGCAGGTATTTCATAAATCTGTTGGTTGGGTACTAACTGAATATAATCTTTTTTGATTTCCCAATCACCACCTGCTTGTAATCCAACTATTTTTGAATACGCATAGGTATAACGAGTTTCAAAGTCTAAACTTTTAGTTATGAAAGCTCTTGATAAAGATTGGGTATCTAAATTCAAATTATTTAATGTGGTCCATTGAGATTCAATTAACCAATCTTGGACATATTGAGAATAATCGTCAATTGAATATTCTAATAATGTGTCCATCATTTCGTCTTCCAATTCCACAGATCTTAAAGGTGCACCTAATAAGTGTCTAACTTTTTGATAGAATTGACTTCTTTCTGGTTCGTCGATTATTGCCATAGAGTTTTTCTCTATAAATATCTTTAATAATTAATTTGTGTTAGATGGGGCAAATGATCTTTTCTCTATCTTTAGATTTGACAGTCAAAGTGGTAGACTCTAAGGTGTTTTTGTCTTTGAAAAAGAATCCATTAATTTTGTCGTATTCAGGTTTTATTCTAAATCTTATTGATAATCTTTTTTCATCACAACCTCGTTGACCTTTGTTGGACCAATATAAATCTATATATTCAATAGGAACAATTAAGTCACCTTCATAAATTATACCTGACATTTTGCTTTTAACCTTATTTAAGTACTCCTCAGCTGAAGGTTTACTATTTAACCAAGTGTATAATTTATCTATCAATTCATTATATAATTTTATGTATATTGGTTTTTCACTTGATAATGAAGATTGTTTAAATATAGAAAAGAACTCAGACAAATAACTATCAATGAATGGGTCCATTTTTTTAACCTCAAAAAGTGAATTAGTAGGAAATATTGTATTACCATCCTCATCTTTTAGTTCTTGTTTAGTTATTAAATCCGCTTTGATATAATAACTACCACTTTTGAATGACTTAGATAAACAAGAAGTTATTTGAAAAAAAGTATAGTTTAAACTTTCAGTACCTGAATGGATTTTTTTCAAAAGGTCAATTAATGTTTCTTTTGCATCATCAGAACACTTATAATTCAATTGTAGTTTTGTTTGGTTTTTTTCAAAATAATCACCAACAAATCTATCTTCATATTTACTGTGTTCTTTTTGTCTTGCATATGCTAACAATCCTTCAATATCATTTGGTATTGTTGTTACGTACCTTTGTTTATTTAGTATTTTTTTAACTTGGTCATCCTCAAATTCTTTATCAACAATGAAGTCCGATACTAATTCTAAAAAGTTTACAGTTCTATTTGTGTCTTGGAGAGCCAATTGAATTATCACAGGAAATGTACCGACATTTTTTTTGCCAAAAAATTGGTCTAGTATAAAAATTGATCTTTCTAATTCATGAATCAAATATTGATCTTCTAAACCATCTCTAAAATTTTTTAATTGACAATATGGTGATTTTTCAGATTTTGATTGTACACATAAATAATCTATTTTAGAACTTCTTCTAAGAGCAATTTCATTTATTTCTTCAGATTCATTAAGTTTTTTTTTTGATGTTCTACTCACAAATAAATCATTAACAAATTCCCAATTAACAACATCCCAAAACTTTTTAATATATTCATCACGTTTGTTTTGATATTTCAAATAGTAAGCGTGTTCCCAAACGTCCAAACCTAACAGAGGATACCCACCTTTTTTAACTATGTTCATCAATGGATTATCTTGATTTGGTGTAGACATAATCTTCAAATTACCTTCACTGTTAAGATACAACCAAGCCCATCCTGAACCAAAACGATCCTGAGCGGCTTTGTTAAACTCATCCTTCATTTTTTTTATGTTACCAAAATCTTTTTTAATTTTTTTCAAAATTTCTCCTCTTGGGAGTTGTTTTTTTGGGGACAACATCTTCCAAAATAATGCATGATTAAATGCTCCACCAGCATTATTTCTAACCTTATTGTCAAATTTACTTATAGTTCTTACAATATCCTCTAACTCCAAATCACCATCAATGTCTTTGATTGCTTTATTCAATTTATCAACATATCCTTTGTAGTGTTTATTGTAATGAATATTCATAGTTTTTGAATCTATAAATCTATTCAAAGAAGAATATGAGTAAGGTAACTTTTCAATACCAATTGATTTCATTTCAGAAATCAAATTTTTTTTGATTAATTGTTTTTCGTTTAATAAAATTTGTTCAGATAGAAGACTAACTTTTCCTTCGATTCCTTTATGTTCATACATCAGTTCTTCAAGTTCAGGATATTTTTTTTCAAATTTTTTAACAATCTGTCCCGCAAATGCATTTGCTTCGTCTTCATTAATACCACCAATGTTAGGTCCGTGTTCTCTACCAAGAATTGTCATTTGATATTCATGAACCCATTCATGGGCTAATGTTCTCATGATGTCACGATTTAATCTTCCTTTAGCAAGAACTTTAATTAGGTGATCACCTCTTCTACTACCTGTAGACATCTCACCTTTTCTACCATTTAAAAACATAATTTTTAAATCATTTTTAAGTGGGTATTCTTCTTGTAGTAAAGAAATAAACTTTTTAACAAAGTCTTTTCGATTTTTAATATCGGGATTTTCGTATTTGATAGAAACTTTCATCTTTGATAAATATTATACTGATCAAAAGATTATCGTCTATTGTTAATTAGGTTTAATATTTCTTCAACAATGTCACCTGTGTTTTCTACAATACCATCACCCATTACGGTTCTAATGATTTCTTTTTTACGATTAAGGATGTCATAAATTGCACCTTCAATCGTATTTTCAAACAGTGGATAATAAACCAATACGTTTGATTTCTGACCATATCGATAAGCTCTATCTTCAGCTTGGGCGTGTTCTGCAGGAACAAAAGATAAATCGTTCATAATCACAGCTTCTGCAGATGTTAAAGTTAAACCAACTCCTGCCGCTTTTAGGTTACCAACAAAAACTTTGACTTTATCGTCATTTTGAAATTGGTCGACAGCTTGTTGACGAATTGCATTAGAACAACTACCATCGAGATAAACCGCTTGTTTTTCAAAATGTTGGTATATGGTTTGGAGTGTGTCTGTAAAGTTTGTGAATATTATAACTTTCTTACCTTGATCAATGATATTTTCAGCAAACTCAATTGTTTGTTTTGTTTTTTCATTCGCAATTACTTTTCTAACTTTCATTAGTTTAGAAAACTGAACCGTTAAAGATGAAGACTCATCGGGGTTTTTATCATACCAATCAAAATATTCACCCATTAAATCCTCATACTCTTTTGATTTTAATCTTAGGTAAACAGGAGTGATAATTTTATCTGGTAAGTCTAAAACATCTTCTTTTAATCTACGAAGAATTTGTTTTGATGTCCTATCTCTTAATTCTTCAAGATTAGATGCACCTGAAACATTCCACACTTTTCTTTTACCTGCTGTAAATTGAAACCCTTGACAATACCTAATCGCATAAGCCTTCCAATTCTGAGCAACAGAACTTTCAATTAGATTTAACAAATTATAATAATTCATTGGTCGAGAAGTCATTGGTGTTCCTGTTAACAACCAAACTCTATCTATTTTTTTTGCAAAACTATTAATAATCTTTGTTCTTTGTGCCTGAACATTTGATATCATGTGAGCTTCATCTAAGATTACCAAATCAAATCCACTTTTTAATAATAGAGACTCATCCTTTTTTTTCGGATCTGAGTCGTGAAAATTTTTAAGAATGTCATAATTAACAATGACAAAATCATCTTCAGTTGAAAATTTTTTACCTTCCGCAATAAAAACAGGTCTATCTGAATAATTTGCAATTTCTCTTTGCCAATTTATTTTTAAAGATGCGGGACAAACAATTAATATTTTTTTTGCACCTGTCTCTAATGCTGCAATAATAGTTGAGGTTGTTTTACCAAGACCCATATCATCAGCAAGAATAAATCTTTTTGATCCTGCTAATTTTTCGATTGCAATTTTTTGATGATCAAGCGGAGGACGATGGGAATATTTCGAATAATCAATACTAACAGACTGTACATTATGTGTTTTAATTAAAGCCGATTTTGGAATCCAAAATTCGGATAGTTTATCCTTCTCAAAAAACTTACCCCAAACGTGATAAGACTTTTCCTTCTCAACCAAAAGCTTTTCAATAAAAATTTCCTTTGGTACCTCAATAAGATATTTTTCTTCAGCAAACTTTTTGGCAAAGTAGTTGTCTAACTCGACCCATTTACGAGCAATCTTAGGCGTTGAGTCGTAATATGTTGTAATATATTCGGATTGACTTCTAGTGGGATAAAATTTACTAGAAACTTCTTTTTTATGTTTTAGATATAGTATATAATTATTCGCACCACTATAACTTTCGAGCAACTCTAATGCTTTATGTTCTATCAGTGTTTTTGTTTCCAATTAATCTTTTTTAAAAAAATACTAATAAAAAAGATATTTATCAATAAAATCGTATTATGAGAAGTAATGTTCCTATTACAAGATTCGGTAAATTCTTTGGAGATCGTGATTTCGAACTAGAAATTGGTATGGGTCAAGAATGGTTAATTGGTGACATGAACTTCACTTGTGTACTATATAGAGTAGACAAAAACAAAATAAAAACTGATGACGTATATGGTGAAGCGGTAACTGACGGAATTAAATTTTTACCACCTGTGGAGTTTAATGCTTATGTTGGTATTGCAGCCCCTGAAAACAAAATGATTGGTTCTACTCGTATGGATCAATTTGAACCAGGTAATATAACAATGTCCGTTTACATGAAAACTCTTGAAGATTTAGATATTGAAATAGATTTTGGTGATTATGTGGGATACTACGATAGTGAAAATTTTGTAAGATACTATACTGTTGTTAACGATGGTCGTGTGACTTCAGATATAAAACATACCTATAAGGGGTTCAAGCCCTTTTATAGAACAATAATTGCGGCTCCTGTTGGACCAAATGAATTCAGAGGACTATAATGGCTTTACCAAAAAAACACCCAATAAAACCGGCAATACCTTTAACGTATCCTAAAACTCTTTTACCAAGAAGAGAAGAGATAAAAGACATGATCACTAAGGATGGTACATACCTTCCTAAGTCATTATTACATGCCGATTTAGATGGTGGTTTTTTAGAATTTGTTAAAAATACTTTAAAAATTTCATCAGAAGGAAAAACAGTTCCTGTTGCCGATATTCTAATAACAACACAAAACTGGTCACAGTTTGTTGAAACATGGGACTTTCAAAATATTGATAAGAACATTGAACCTCCATTCATTACGGTAATTAGAAATCCTGAAGTAAAATACGGAAATAATCCTGCGGTAATGTACAATATACCAAACAGGAGAATGTATTATTATATGGAGGTTCCTACTTGGGATGGAAATAGAGTTGGTGCTGACATTTATAAAATACCACAACCTGTACCTGCAGATTTTAAATATACAGTGGCGATTGTGTGTAATAGAATGAGAGAATTAAACTCATTTAATAAAAAAGTTTTAGAGACTTTCGCATCAAGACAAGCATATCAAGTTATTAAAGGACATTACATTCCAATTATAAATGATAGTATGACCGATGAATCAGTTTTAGATTTAGAAAAAAGAAAATACTACATTCAAAAATACGAATTTACAATGATGGGGTTCTTAATTGATGAGGATGAATTTGAAGTTTTTCCTGCATTATCAAGAACATTTCAAATGTATGAGGTTGATCAAAGACCTGTTAAGAGACATCAGAAAAAACAAACACCAGTACAACCAGAAACAATACGTTTGATATATCCTGTAGATAATTTGTCTCAAGAATACTTTTTTGAATACACGTGTGATTTGAATTTTGATATCTCAGATAATTTAGAAAGTTATTCTGTATACATAAATGACCAATATTATGGTGATAATGTTGATAGAATTCAAATCAATACTAACGACACATTGAGAATTGATGTTGTCAAACAAGTAAGTGCCGCCGAATCTTCATTAGCGTTCACACAATTCTTAGTTTAACTTTCCCCGTATATATCTTTCTTTTCCTTACATTTTTCAACTATAAGGTTTTCTAAAAATTTATACATTTTAATACCTCTCTTATCGCAATATTTTTTCAGGACATCGTGTACTTCAACATCAATTTTTAAGTTTTTTATCTTCTTAGGTTCTTTCATAACGGTAGGTAGAAAAAAGGCAGAATAAAATCTTACCAAAATATAAATAGTTTGCACAATGTAAAGTTTTTACTAAAAACTCGAATATTTATAGGTAAAATAAATAAGTAAAGACATTTTAAACATGGCAACAAACAGTAAAGTTTTCGTTTCACCTGGTGTTTATACTTCTGAAGTAGATTTGAGCTTTGTTGCTCAAAGCGTCGGGGTAACAACATTAGGTATCGTAGGTGAAACTTTGATAGGTCCAGCTTTTGAACCGATTTTTATTACAAATTTTGATGAATTCCAAACAGTATTTGGAGGTACTTCACCAGAAAAATTTGTTAATACCCAAATTCCAAAGTATGAAGCGGCTTACATTGCAAAAGCATATCTACAACAATCCAATCAATTATTCGTAACAAGAATCTTAGGATTATCAGGTTACGATGCAGGACCATCTTGGTCAATAACTACGGTTGCTAACGTAGATCCATCAACAATTGGTGTTTGGTGTCTAAGTTCAGTAACTAATTCGGCAACTTGTGTTACAACATGTGTAGTTCCAAAAGAACTCACATTTACAGTTCCGTTTACTGCTTGTACTAATTCAACAACAACAATAGGTTTCCAAGGAAGCTTCCCTTCAATTATTCAAGACATAATTACAGAACAATATGAAGAGTTTAACGGAGATACTTCTACATTAGAAACTCAAATTAATAATTTAATTTTTGATGTTATCACAAGTAACAATCCTTATCTTGCGGAAGATGAACAAATTGCTTACTTTGGTTCTATTGCTACTGACGACTATAACACATTAAATGGTGCTGGTTGGACAGCGGGAACTAATGTATTTAATGTTCCATCTGTATCGTTTGATGCCACTGATTTAACTTCTCCTTTGAATGATTCTTGGTACTATGCGTTATTTACAAATACAGGTAATACAAATTACTCAGGATATTCATTCTCTACTTTGGTGTCAGGTTTAACGGCTTATTATCCAAACCCAACTCCTACACCACAAGCATCATCATCACCAACACCTACACCATCGGCAGCTAATCCTTGTATTACACCGTCACCTTTTGTGTCACCTACACCTACTCCTACACCTGTTAATATTGATTGTTATTCAGGAACTATTGTTGGTAAAATTTATTACTACACAGGGACATCATATGTTGATTACGATAATGTAGTTGTTGCAACTTTAAGATCAAGAGGTATTGCAACTTATACAAACTCAACTAACCCAGCATACTCAGTAACGGCAACAACAGATGCTAGTTTAGATATGACAGGAAAATATGCTGGAGTTCTTAAAAACCCATACTTGACATTTGCGGTTAATTGTACTGATAAATTTGGTCAAAACTTTACGTTTGAAACTTCTTTAACTCAAAATGATCCTGAGTATATTAGTAAAGTGTTTGGGATTGCAAACTTCCAAAAACCAAGAATTGAAGTTCCATTATTTAATGAGGAAGTATTCCAATCTTGGTTAAACTACTCTTGGAAAAAAGGATACGTTAGAGGTTTAAATCCAAACTTTATTGAATTAGACTCTGCTCAAAGTGGTGACCCTAACTCAATTGGATGGTATTTGGACAGATATCAAACGCCTAATTCTCCTTGGGTTGTATCAGAATTAAGAGGTAATAAAGTTTATGACCTATTCAGGTTCTACACAATTTCTGATGGTGATGCCGCTAACACGTTAATTAAAGTTTCACTTATCAATCAAACTTATAACAACTTAACGTTTGATGTATTGATTCGTGACTATTTTGATACTGATGCAAACCCTGTAGTTCTTGAGAAATTTACAAACTGTACAATGGATCCAGGACAAAACAACTTTATTGCAAATAAAATTGGTACATTGGATGGAGAATACGCACTGAATTCTAAATACGTAATGGTTGAAATGAACGAGGATGCCCCAATTGACGCACTTCCTTGTGGATTCAACGGATTTAACTTCAGAAATTATGCAGGAGCTCAATCACCATTCCCAATTATTAAAGGTAAATATGATTTCCCTGGCGAAGTAATTTATAACCCACCATTTGGTTTGTCTTCAGGTAATGATGATGCGTTGGTAAGTCCGGGAGATAATGTTAGAAGAACATACTTAGGTATATCTAACAATTTAGGATGGGATGCCGCTTACTTCGAATACGTTGGTAAGAGAAATCCTAATAATACTTGTGATATTGATGGTTTACCATTCAACTACAGATCTGCAGGTTTCCACATGGACGTAAATGCAAGTGGTTTAACAATCGGGCCTGAGTTCTCGACGAGTGGTGACCCAAGATTTATCTGTGGTAACTCACCATTCATCACTGAACCTGAACTTCCAACAAACGCATACTATAGATTGTTCGCACGTAAATTCACATTCTTAGTACAAGGTGGATTTGACGGATGGGATATCTACAGAGAATGGAGAACTAACGAAGATAGATTCCAAATCGGTAGAACAGGATTCCTATTCGGAGCTTGTCCATCTACAAGATACCCACAAGCAACAGGTTGGGGAGCGTTTAAAGAAATTTCTTTAGGTGACGGAACTCAGAATTGGGCAAATACCGACTACTATGCATACTTGTTAGGTCAACAAACATTTGCAAACCCTGAGGCGGTTAACATTAACGTGTTTGTAACACCGGGTATTGATTATGTAAATAACAGTAACCTTGTAGAAGATGCGGTTAATATGATTGAATTCAACAGAGCGGACTCATTATACATTTGTACAACTCCTGACGTTGATATGTATGTTGCAACTACAACAGGGATTGATGTATTTATCTACCCAACAGAAGCAGTTGACAACTTAGAGAATACAGGAATTGACTCTAACTACACGGCTACTTACTATCCGTGGGTATTGACAAGAGATAGTGTAAATAACACTCAAATCTATATCCCACCAACAGCTGAAGTAACAAGAAACTTAGCGTTGACAGATAACATCGCGTTCCCTTGGTTCGCTGCGGCGGGTTACACTCGTGGTATTGTTAACTGTATTAAAGCTCGTAAGAAGTTAACTCAAGAAGATAGAGACATCCTTTACGTAGGTAGACTTAACCCAATCGCAACCTTCTCTGATGTCGGTACCGTAATTTGGGGTAACAAAACTCTACAAGTAAGAGAATCGGCTCTTGACAGAATCAACGTTAGAAGATTGTTGTTACAAGCTCGTAAATTGATTTCAGCAGTTTCTGTAAGACTATTGTTTGAACAAAACGACTCACAAGTAAGACAAGACTTCTTAAATGCTGTTAACCCAATCTTAGATGCAATCAGAAGAGATCGTGGTTTATATGACTTCCGAGTTACAGTTTCTTCAGATCCTGAGGATTTAGATAGAAACCAAATGACAGGTAAGATTTATATCAAACCAACAAGATCACTTGAATTTATCGACATTACATTCTATATCACTCCAACAGGAGCATCGTTTGAGAATATATAAGTTGGTTTATTATTCATACAAAGGGGGACGAAAGTTCCCCTTTTTTATTTAAGAGATATTTATTAATATGAATTACAAAAAATTTGTTAAAGAAATTTTATCTGAAATCATTCACGATCAGATGAAACCCACAATGAAGTATTATGCTTTTGACTGGGATGATAACCTTATGTATATGCCAACAAAAATTTATCTTGTAGATGATAAAGGTAAAACTGTTGGTATGTCTACGGAAGATTTTGCGGAGTATAGAACTGATATTGGTAAAGAACCGTTCAAATATGAGGGTCACACTATTGTAGATTTTGATAAGGATGCCTTCAGAGACTTTAAAGTACCAGGTGACAAGGCTTTCATTAGTGATGCTATGAAAGCAGAAACAGGTCCTGCATGGAGTGACTTTGTTGAGGCGGTTAATAATGGGTCTATTTTTGCAATCATCACAGCAAGAGGACACACCCCTTCGGTTCTTAAAAATGCGATTTATAATCTAATTAAGAAAAACAAACACGGATTAAGTGAAAAAGAACTTGTTAAAAATCTTAAAAAATATAGAGATTTGGCAGATGAAGAAGAATTGTCGGATGATGAATTGGTAAGAGTATATTTAGATATGAACAAATATCATCCTGTAAGTTTCGGTGAAGGTTCTGCTGCGAATCCTGAAGAACTTAAAGTAAAAGCAATGAGTGAGTTTATGAGATACGTTCAAGAACTTTCAAGGAAACTACAAGAAAAAGCTTTTATGAAAAATAAAATAAGTAATTATTTTGTACCTTATATTGGGTTTTCAGATGATGATTTAAGAAACGTTCAAGCAATGAAGAAACATTTTGATGATGAATCTGGATTAGATATTTATCATACAGGAGGAGGTAAAAAAACTAAATTTGAATAATAACTGGGACTAGTTAAGATATAATTTGAAAAATAATTGAAGTAAATAGAAAAATTTTTATTTCATAGTATTTATAATAAAAATAAAACAAAATTTAAACAATAAGATATGGCTGATTTATTAATGAAAATGCCGATCCCTTACGAACCGAAAAGGGAGAACCGATGGATCTTAAGATTCCCTTCATCACTTGGAATTAACGAGTGGTATGTGGAAAGTGCGTCAAGACCAAAACTTACGATCAACTCAAAAGAGATCGAATTTTTAAATACTTCAACGTTTGTTGCTGGTAGATTTAAATGGGATGCAATTTCAGTTAAATTCCGTGACCCTATTGGACCTTCAGCATCACAAGCTATTATGGAGTGGATTCGTTTATGTGCTGAGTCGGTAACGGGACGTATGGGTTATGCAGCAGGTTACAAAAAAAATGTTGACCTTGAAATGTTGGATCCAACAGGGGTAGTTGTTGAAAAATGGATATTAGAAGGAGCATTTCTTTTAGGGTATGATGGAGGTTCTTTAGCTTACAACTCTGATAATATCGCAGGTATCACATGTCAAATGCAAATGGATAGATGTATCTTAGTATACTAATCTAAATAATACTAAAACATATAACCGTAGACTTTACAGTTTACGGTTTTTTTTTATCATTTAAGTTGAAATTATATATAATATGGAACAAAATGAATATACAGTAGGTCACGGTAATTTGAATTTACCTCATGACGTTATAACTCTACCAACACAGGGGATTTTTTATAAATCAAAAAAGAAATCAGTTAAAGTGGGTTATTTGACTGCGGTTGATGAAAACATACTTTCAGATTACGATGGAACAAGAAATGTTACTGAGTCAATTATTCTACCATTGTTAAGGAACAAAGTATATGAAAGAGAAATCAGACCTGAAGAACTTTTAGATGGAGATGTTGAAGCAATCTTGTTGTTCTTAAGAAACACAGCTTTTGGACCTGAATACAAAGTGACAGTCACAGATCCCGTAACCGAACAAAAATTTACTTCAACAATTAAGTTAGATGAACTTAATTTCAAAAAGACAGAGGTAGAACCTGATGAAAACGGACTTTTCAATGTGACATTACCTATGTCAAAAAACAAAGTAACTTTAAAATTATTATCAATATATGATACGTTAGAAATTAACGCAATTTTAAAATCGTATCCTTCTGACAGAACTGCACCGACAATCACAACTAAGTTGAACAAGCACATTGTAAGTTTAAATGGTGATACGGACAGAATTAAAATTTCAACATTTGTTGAAAGTATGCCAATTGCTGATTCTAAATTTATTAGAAGATTTCTAGTTGATAACGAACCAAGATTAGATTTAAGAAAAGAAGTAATAGCCCCGTCAGGAGAAAGAGTAATGGTCAACATTGCTTTTGGGGTGGAGTTTTTTCGGCCTTTCTTCGCAATATAAGATAACCATATTAGATGAGTTTTATTATTTCTCTAAAATTTTTAGAACACAATATTCTGAGTTTATGTCTATGCCTACATACATAAGAAAATATTTAATTAACAAATATGTTGAAGAAATTGAAAATAAATAAAATGATATTTATGAGTAAATAGGTAATTAGAATGAGTGATGAAAAGACATATAGTAAAGAAGAAATTGATAAGTTAGTCAAGGAAGCCTACAAAAAAGGTAGGAAAGAATCTGGTGATGATGATGGAGACGAAAAACCCGATCTACTTAATTTTGAAAAAGATTATGTAAAAAGTTGGCAAATTGGTCTAAAGGATATTAAAGATATTACTCAAGAAACAATGAAAGCAGTTGCCGATTCTTTTGTTGATCAAAGTTTAGGTGAAAATACTTTTATTAAATTATTAGATCAACAAGCTACTGAACTTTCTGCACAATTTGGTGTTGGAAAGGGTAGGATGGAGGAATTCCGTCAATCTATCGCAGATGTGTCTCCTGCTCTTATAAGAATGGGTATAGACCAAGAAACTGCAATCAAGAACATAGGTAAAATGGGTGAGGCATTGGGATCCGCGGCAAGTTTAGGAAGTGAGGCTATAATTGAACTATCCGCCGCTTCTAAAGCAACTGGACAAGATGTTGGTGTTTTAACTGGAAAATTCAGAGAAGTCGGTATATCGGTTTATGATGTCGGTGAAAAAATGTTAGAAGTTGCAAATTCTGCAAGAGCTGCTGGTGTTTCAGTCGGTGCGGTATCTTCAGCTGTTGCCACAAACATAGGAAAATTAAACGTATATAATTTTGAAGGTGGTATTAACGGTCTAACAAAAATGTCTATACAGGCATCTAGACTTGGTGTTGATATGGGTAAAGTATTCAAAATTGCCGATGATTTATTCTCACCTGAAAAAGCGATTGAGTTATCAGCATCATTACAAAGATTAGGTGTTACATCAAGTGGGTTGTTAGATCCATTAAGAGCGATGGACATGGCTCAAAACGATCCTGAAGCCTTACAAAAAGAAATAGTCAATATGTCAAAAGAATTTACCAAGTTCAATGAACAAACAGGTAAATTTGAAATTATGCCAGGGTCAAAACGAAGATTAAGAGAGGTTGCCGAAGCTATGGGTATGACTGCTGAAGAGTTAGCAGGTATGTCAATAAAAGCTTCTGAGTTCGACAAAAAAATGTCACAAATCAAATTACCAAGTTTTGCTGAGGGTAATGAAGAAACTAAAGAACTCATTGCTAGTATGGCACAGATGAAGGATGGTGTTGCCACGGTTAATGTAAAAGATGAAAAAACAGGTGAAGTATTATTAAAACAAGTTGATCAATTAACACCCGAGGATATTGAAAAACTAAAAGAGTCTCAAACAACTCAGGCTCAAACCGTTGAAGAGTTAGCTTATGATCAATTAACAGAGTTACAACAGATTAATTATAGTATATCGGGAACAAAGGCTGCAGTTGGGTTTGGGAAAGCTACTTCAGAACCAATCGAAAAACTCTTCACAACTATGATGGGTATCAATAAAGATGTTGCCGTGGGCATGAATAGAGGTGTAACGACAAAATCTATTAGAGAACCATTAACACAACTAACCCAACCAATTGAAGATGCAATAACCTCATTATTGAAAGAAGATAAAGAAGGTGCGAATTTAGCATTAACTAATTTTTTAACAAACGCCGCTAAAATAGAAGAAGAATCAAAAGTTAAAATTCAAGCTTCATTTGATGCAACTTTAAAAAGTATTCAGGATACATTTAATAAAGCGTATAATCCACAAAAACCTGCAGAGGGACAAGTAATAACCGTTAATTGGAATATTTCAGGTGATCCTAATATTACTAAAAACGTTGATCAAGAAACCGTCAATAAAATGATGATCAAAGGATCGGACACTCCTGAGGTTAAAGTCAATTTAAATAGTAATTTAAATTCTAAAAACGCACCATCAGCTATGACAGGAGGAAAAAATCAACCTTAATATACTATTCAAAAAAATAGACTATAATCTATTTATAAAATAAAAGTATGGCTGAGAGTTTTTTATCTTTTGGTAACTCAGAATTGTTTAGAAAACAGTTATTAGTTAGAAATTTACAACCCTATGGAGTACCAGGTGCTTATACATCACCTGGTAACCCTGTAAATTATGAAACAAATTTAACAGTTTCTAATGTGGTAGATTCGCCTAATAATTACGTTTCAACAAATATATTTGCTTCTGACCTTTATCCTTTAAATGAATATGGACCTGAAGGTGGTTTTGGAAACCCAATTGGTGTTAATCTTACACCGGTTTTAGAACCAAATCAAGGACCATACTACCCAATTAATGGAGAACAAAGTCAAGGATTGGTACTTGTAAATGAATTCTTTATAGAATCCGCATACGTAACTAACAGATGGGGACCATCAGGAGGATATAAAGATTTAGTCATTATAACAGATGTTCAACAATCAGGACTTATATACCAACCATATTGGTACCCTGGTTATTATAGTTATTCTAGTTACTCAACATACGGAATAGTTTTTTCGGACGATCCGTTGGGGTCAAATGGACCTTTATCTGCCGATAGTTATTTGGCAAAAATTGGTGCAGAACAATTAAAGTTTGCCTTCAATGAAAGAATTGCACAAGAATTAGAACAGGCAACAATTGGTGCTATTAACTTAGATACAATATCTGATCCTTTCTCTGCGAGTTTATTAGCAACAGGACAACAACCATTCTTTATACGAAATTGGAAAATTACAGTTCCTGAAAATCCCGCTTTGGCTGCGGTATCTTTAGCTAATAGATTAACAGGTACTTATTTCCCTGTTTCATTTATCCCTGGTGATTATTTTGATGATGATAATCCTATTAATGGACCACAAAATGCTGCGGCCTTAGGTGTTGCGAATAATCTAACAGGTGGTTTGTTAGCACCGATATTGAATAAGTATAGAAGTCCATCTGAAGTATTTGTTGCAAATACAGGTAATGGTCAAAGATCTGCATTATTTTCGGCATTAGATTATAACCTTTATAGACCGGCCTATAATAGAGGTATAGTTGGTGGTCTGATTGCGGGTGCATCGGCAGCAGTAAATAGATTATTTGACCAAGACAAAGCTCAATCTTCGGGATATTATGTTGGTAGTGAAAATGCTGAACCATCACAAATTGATGGACCCCCTAATCAATTACCTGTTAATCAATTTGGAGTTCAACAACAAACTATAGTTTATGGACCACAAGAGTTAGGTATTTTATATGAAGGTAATGAAAACCAACTTAATTTCGGATTGAAAGGTAAATCTTATACTGATGGAGGTGGAACATCAGGTCAAATGGTTTGGACTTCACCAAAGTATAAAGGGGATGCTGGTTTCCATGCGACTGTGGGTGGTGGTGCAGGAAGTTTAGATGACGAGTTTAATCAGATTTCAGGTGATTATTTAAGATATCAATCAATAGATGTTCCTTTCAGACCTGGTTCTATTCTTTATGAGACACAAAGATTAGTAGATTCGGCGGATCAAGTACAAGGACAAGCAAGGTTAAAACATGTTGGGACGGCAATCAATCAAGTCTCAAAAGTTTTTAATGATGGTTATAAAGAATTAACGAAAGGTTCTAGAGTTTTATCTTATGTTAATCAAGCGGACGGAACTCAAGCAGGATTAGAATATTGTAGAGTGTTCCAAAAAGATACTCCATATTACACATATGCTGACTTACAAAAAGTTGACGGTATAACAACTTCAGGTAGAAGATTCGACTATTCAATATTTGATAATACATACAACTTAAACATTGCACCTTTAAGAAATCCGGGCTCAACAAATATTGTTGACGGTAAAGTTAAAAAGTATATGTTCTCAATTGAAAACTTGGCTTGGAGAACTTCAGACAGACCGGGTTACACTTACGATGATTTACCTGTTTGTGAGAAAGGACCAAATGGAGGAAGAATTATGTGGTTCCCACCATATAATGTTAAGTTTAGTGATGACACCAAACCCGATTTTAATGCAACAAGCTTCATAGGCAGACCCGAACCAATTTACACTTATAAGAATACATCCAGAAGTGGACAGATCAGTTGGACCATCATTGTGGATAATCCATCCATGATGAACACTATTATTGAAAAACAAATGAAAGGTGCATCAAAAGACAGAATTCAAAGTATAATTGATTCATTCTATGCTGGTTGTACTAAATATGATATATATGAATTAGGTATTAAATTTAATACTATACCAACAAAAGATTTATACACTTATCAACAAATTTTAAACAACCCAAGACTAACCACTGAAGAACAAGTAGAAGTTTTACAAAGTATACCTACAAATCAAGAAACTACAAATGCTAATGATGCTTCAGGTGCCGATGGTACTGAAGGAACTACAGGTACTGGTAATCAACAAGCCCAAAACATCCAATATGTGGATGCTGATTTAAGTAATTACGTTGGGTATGGTTTTTATTTTGAGAATGATGTTCCTGGAGGACCTAATGGGACAAAACCTGGAGAAAACAAAGAAGGTGGTACTTCTGCTTACAATTACGATTACTATTATAATCAATATATAGGTTTAGAACCAACTTATTTGCAACAAGCACCTCAAACTGTTTATGTTGGTACGGACCAATTTACAAAAGAAGGTATCCCAAACTTCTTCTCAACAGTGGTTACAGGAAACTTTAACATAATTCAAACCGACTTGATTCAAAAACAATTGAATGAAATTTTAGTTGATAAAAAAGGTAAGGTTGAAATAGAACTCGTTGGGTCGGCATCTGCACCACAAAAAGTTTCTTACAACAAAAAATTATCAGAAAGAAGAAATGATTCAGTTAAAAAATGGTTTTTAGCGCAAAAACTTAAAGATGGAAAAACTTTACAAGAATATCAATCTGCTGGATTTTTTAAGATGACATTAAACGCTAATGGAGAACAACTTGTGATCCCAAAAACCAAAGAAGAAGCCGCAGCCACAACAGGAGATACAACCGATATTAGTGTAACAAATGCTCAAGGGGGTAATGTTCTAAATGCTAGTGTTAACTGTACTAAAAATATAACGTTAGTTGCGACAGAGAACCCAACTTCAGGAGATATTCAAGAATCAAGTAAAGCTCAATGGTATAGTATTCCTGCAATGGCTTGTCGTAGAGTTGCGATCCAAAGGATTAAAGCGGAAATTCCAAAAGATGAAACTCCGCAACCAAGTCCTGTACCGCCAAAACCGGTACCAACACCTGTCCCGAACATTCTTACAGGTCAGACTCAAAGTATTAAACCTGAACCTAAAATTACTATTGAACAAAAAATTAAAGAAGGTATTTCTAAAAAAATATTAAGAAATCTTTTTACTGAGTGTGATTATTTCCAAATCATAAAAGAAAGTGATCCTATGATATACGATTCTATAAAAGATAGAATTAAATATTTTAGTCCTGCTTTCCACTCGATGACACCTGAAGGTTTAAATGCTCGTTTGACTTTCTTACAACAATGTATGAGACCTGGTCAAACAATTCCTGTTATAGGTGCCGACGGTAGACCAAAATATAATGACGCATTAAATACTACATTTGGTGCACCACCAATTCTGATTTTAAGATTTGGTGACTTTTATCATACCAAAATAGTGCCGACAAATCTTGGTATTAGTTACGACCCACTTCATTTAGATATAAATCCTGAAGGGATTGGAGTACAACCAATGTTGGCTAACATATCATTGTCTTTTAATATAATTGGAGGTATGGGTCTTAAAGAACCAGTCCAAGAATTACAAAACGCACTTTCTTTCAATTATTATGCTAATACAGAAATTTATGATGAAAGAGCAACCGCAACTGAAGATACGAGTAAGATGGATCAATACGTTGTTCAAAAAATAACTTCTGCATTCCCAACTGTAAGTTCACAGGAAGCGGCAAACATAGTTAATAACGTACAACCTAAAAAAGGTGGAAGTACTATGGGTGTAATTGCAAGTGATACCGATATTGACTATACAACTCTATTAACTTCATTACAAGACGGACTACAAGGATATTTTAAAGCCTATTATGATGCGATTAGTAAAATTAATACGGATTATAATTTTGGAGTTTTACAAATTGCATTACAAGATAAATCATATACTGAAGGAGAACTTTCAGAATATACAAATGATAAAGTTAAAACCACACTTTATGGTAAAAGTAATAATTATCAAGAATATGTTGAGAACTTAATCAAAGAAGTTAAAAAAGACATTGAACAAAATGATGACCCAATTCTTTCTTATTTGAAGGGAGAAAACCAAATGACAAATAAAATTAAAAGAGAATTAGAAGATAAATTACAAGCGTATGCAACACAAAGACAACAACCAATTTTAGATGTTATAACAAACAACACATCAAACATAACAAAAGTTGAAACTGATTTAAATTATTTGTTTAGACAATTAGATGTTGTATCTGATAAATTAGATGGTTATTTAGGATCCAATAACGAACCAATTGGATATGATCTAAGTGGAGATACTTTCTTTGGGCCAGCAACTACAGATGGAACATTAGCTAATTTATATACCAAAAAAGTACCTGAAACGATAACCAAGTTTGAAAAACTTTTGGAAAGTTATAAAATAATATCGAAAGATGGATTCTTTAAAAAGAGAACATCAACTATTGAAAATGGGAGTGGTTGTAAATTTGTGGTAAATAATCAAGGATATTTTGGTTTGAATGGTGATTGTCCTTGGAATAGATTTTATATCGCAATGTCCCCTTTATTTACTAAAGAACAATCATATACTGAATTTGTAAATGATTTGGTAAGTGGACCTGAAATAAAAAATAACCCAACTATTATCGACTTAGTAAAAAGGGCGTGTAACAATGTAAAAGAAGATTACATTCCATTCCAAGAAATATGGACAAAAGTTTTTACTGATATAGAAAAATCACAAGATTATGTTACAGTTACAACATTTAAATTACCCGACGGACAAGTGAAGGTGTGTAACTATAAAACACCAATAACCGACAACACAAATCAAAAAAACAAAAAATTAAAAGACCTGTACTCAAGTGTTAACTTGAACGACAATAAAAAGACCTTCAATGGTAAAGTAACATTCAATTAAAATGCCTTTTCAATATTGGAATAGATATACGAATTTTTTAATCAACGGAGAACAAACTGTTGTCCCCTTTGTACCAGTACCAGCAAAAACCTCAGATAAAAATTATATTTTTATAATTGGTCAATCAAGATTGGATAAAGCATCACAACAATTTTATGGATCACCCTACTTTGGATGGTTAATAATGGCGGCGAATCCCCAATATTCAGGAAATGAGTACTCAATACCTGATGGTGCTGTATTGACAATTCCATTTCCGTTAGTAGCTTCTTTACAAGACTATAAAAACGCATTAGAAAATTACTTCTTCTACTATGGCAGATAACGGCGAAAATATATTAGTAGAATTTGACTACGATAATATTACTTTAATTGACCCAAATAAATTAATTGACGAACAAGGTAATGTTAAGGACCGACTTGTAAAACAAGAGGACTTAGTTTTCTATGCAAATTTGGAATGTAATGTTTTACCAAGAACAAAATTAGCGGTAGGGTCTGCGATGAACGATCAACAAAGAACAATCTCTGTTGGTAAGATTAATTTTTTAAATCCTGGTCATAAAACATTTTTGGATACTGCTTGGTCAGATGAACTAACAGGTAAGGGTACTTTGGAAGGTAAAGGTGTTAACCAACCTAAATTAACCGCAGTTAAAAACCCAAACAAATCCGACGATTTTTATATAACTCAAAACCTTTGGTCAAATGGAACACCTGGCGCAGTTGATAATGGATTTTTAGGTATTAAAAGTATTAGATTTTCAATAGGTACAGATTTCTTACCTGTGATTGATATTGAATTAGAGGACGTTAAGGGTAGAGCTTTATTCGAAGGGGGTAATAGTTCACCATACTCAGCATTTTTTCAGTTACCATATCCACAGTTTACACTAACAATGAAGGGTTATTATGGAAAGGCGGTTAAGTTCCCTATTATGTTACAATCATTCAGTTCCAAATTCAATCCATCTTCCCATAATTTTGAAATATCATTAAAGTTCTACGGATACAAGTATACTCTATTATCTTACGTGAATTATGGATCACTGATGGCGGTTCCACACATGTATAATAACGTTGTTAATCAGGCTACCGTATCAAAGACGCAAGGAAGTAACACAAATGAACAATCTGCACAAACACCAACAATTGTTAGTAGAGGTTATCAAAAAATGAAAGAAATTTATTCTGATTATAAATCAAAAGGATTAATTCCTGATGATTTTCCAGAAATAACTTTGAACCAACTTAATTTTAGATTACAAAAATTTATTGACGATGTATTAAGTGAGTTTGCAAAAGAAAATCTTGGTGTTCTAACCGAGATGACAAATTATACAAACGCATTAACTTTGTACCAACAAAAAGTTTATTTGTATGGGTCTTCATGGTTCAATAATTATATGAATGTAAAATCACCCATAGTTTTAAAAAATGGGCAAAATATATATGACTTCAAACCTGACTTGGACGCTCAAAAACAAGAAACCGCTTTAACGGAACTTGATGGTATTATTAAAGACAATAATGCAAAATTAAACGAAAATAGTATTTTTGGAACAAACGGATCGTATACTGTTGGAAACAAAACAGTTCAGTCTAAAATATCTGTCCCAATAGAAATGAAGACATTTGCGAAAGGTGAGTTAATAACTAATGTAGATTTAGAAAAAACTTTCAGAGCATCACCAAACGCACCTAAAGGAACATTGTCACCTTTAAATACACCACAGACCGGATTGACCGCTACAGATTTGGCATTTGCAACATTTAAAACCAACTTGGAAACTAAATTTAAAGAAACGAATGGACAATTTTTTATTTTTGACGGACCCAATACCTTTATGAGTATTACAGATACGGCTGGTAAATCTGCACAAAAGTTTAGAACTCAAATTGAACAACAAATTACAGAAAGTTTAGCATCTAAATTTAATAGTCAGGGTGAAAATAGTTTAGGATTTATTCCATCCATAAGAAACATATTGGCAATTTTTTATTGTCAAGGTGAGGCATTTTTAAGATTGTTAGATGAGGTTCATAAAAAAGCTTGGGACCAAAGAGAAAACCCATATAGAAGGGCTGCTATTTTTGGAAATCAAACAACGGCCCCAAGTGTTGACATTAAAGACTCGACACAAAATAACGAACCAATTTATCCTTGGCCACAAGTGATCCAAGAAACCGTTGGGGACGACAATCAAGAAAAGTTTCAAGTAATTTATCCTGGTGCTCAAAATGTTGCAAACTCATATAGAGCTTACGATCCTGAAATATGGCCCGAGGTTGAATTTGTTGAACAATTTATTAAAGGGTACACTCAAAGACAAAACGACGCTGATAAAAGAGGTGCTGAATTTAATGAAATAGATCTACAACCATCTCGAATCTCTTTGAACGGAATTGATTTTCCTGTTTCAAATGAAGTATTTCAGAATAAAGAAGAGTCTAAATACTTCTTTGAGATATATGAAAGACTTCTTTTGAATTCATATTACAGTAGACTAAACAGACAATCAGGTTATAATCTATCTATTTATGAAGCTGAAGCTGATGATGAAGCTGTAAACATATTAAAAAGTCTTGGTCAAGATAATCCATTCTTATCTAAAACAATTAAAGAATATCTCTTAGATAGTAATAATTATTTACCATTCTTAAGACATATATCAAATCAAGGTCAAGGTGAAAGTTGGCAATCATACATAAGAGGTGAGTTTGTTACTAACTATATCAAAAATGATGTAAGGAACCCAAATGTGTTATATAATGAGGATATTATTGTTTCTACTAAATCTCAACCTAACGTTTCTTTAAGTAACCCAAAAAATTTAACAAATTTAAATAAATACCTTGCAGGAACTTCAGTTTCTAATGTGTTTGAGTTTGGTGATACATACCCACTCACTGATTTAGATTGGGATAAAAAGAATTTGGCCGATGGTAAATCATTAAACAATGCAAACGAAGCATTTGATACAAAAGATGTTTTAAACTACAACCCTATACAATTAACAATAACTAATTTCTTAGATAATACAAACGAAAATCAAAGGAGACCTTTTACACACTTCAATTTTGTAGACCTAAATGTAACCCCTAATCTTTTAATTCTTAAAAATTTTTATAAAGACAGAGAATACAAAGACCAACTAGTCACTGAAGGTAATATATCATACTCCAATTATTCAGGAAATGTGTTTTCTGAACAGACAACATCTATGTTGAATACACCTTACTTTATAAACGCAATACAACAAGGGGTTTTTAATTTTAGATACAAACAAAACGATCCATACCCATACAAAAGTGCCGCGTATTTGTTTTTGAATAGTTTACCATTAGGGACACTAAGAGAAAAATATAAAACTTTCGATGGTCAAGCCACAACTGATTTGAACTACATTTTAGCAACAATGAAAAAATTTGGGGCGGTTCATAAATTACCGTATGCTTGGATTTTAAAATACGGTTCTATTTGGCATAGATATAAAATCTACGACAAAACAGGAAAAGACTTTTTAGATGACGTATGGAAAAACTTTAACTACTTAGAAAATTGGGATCCAGGATTTTCTTCATCAACAAAGACATACTCATTGTTGATTGATGGTGATCAAAAAAATCTTGTATTACAAAATACTACAGGAACACCTCCATTCACAGATATGACAACAGGGTTCTACCCCCAACTAATTGATGACTTTAATGTGTTCTTACAAGGATTAAAATTATTTAGTGGTAAAACACAAGTTTCTGGTAACTGTGAGGTTAAATCAATTAGTGGTAATTGTAAAACTTTCCAAGTCACGGGAACTTGTTCAAATAACGGTACAGGAATAACAATAAATTCAATCACAAACAATTATATTTCTTTACCTCACAAAATTTATATTCCTTCATTGAATATTAATTTACAATTAATAACGCAAGTCACTGGTACTACAGGAGGTACTGGATTTTATAATACATCATCAAACTTAAACGCAACATTTAATAATTTACCTTTTGTTTTAGGGACGTTTGCAAATATCACAAATCCAACATCTACTCAAATACAAAATGGACAAATTTTAGGAGGATCACCCAATATATCTGGTATAACAATATTAAATGTAATTTCAGCGTCAACAACCACAACCTCAACTTCAGGAGTGACTAATACTCAAGCTTTACCACCACCACCAACAAAAAGTGGCAACGCAACGGAAGTCACAACATTACTAATTTCAAACGTTACATACACAGTCACTATCTATGTTTTTGGACCACAAAAATATGCAGTACTAAGAGATCAAAATCAAGTCGTACTTCAAATAGGACAAAACGCTTCAAATGCTAGCGTCACAAACCAACAACTAAGAGAAGAAATTGTCTACAGTTATTTTAACTCTTTAGTTACTAACCCAAACAATCCACAATTCATTCAAAGTGTACAAAGTGTTCAAGGGGCAACACCGGCAATTACTTCTTCAGTTGTTACTAGTTTATGTGAAGTATCTTCTGCAAGTTCACAAACATTTAACTATACAGTTTTGAACCCACCAATCCAAATTTTGGATGTGTTGAGTAATGTGTTAAATAATGGAACAATCATAAATGGATTAAATTTAAATGGGAATGTAGTTTTAACATCACAAATTTCAGGGACAACTGGAGGTGTTGGTTTATATAATACAACAACAATACAATCGGCAACAACCTCACCATTTGTAGTTCAAAATCAATATGTACAAGGTATTGCATCATCATCAATACAACCATTATTAGACAATAAAAAACTAATAATGTTTAATACCACTAACTCTACCATATTTGGAGCGCCAGGTTTTGACCCAAATAATTCAACAAGAAGTATGAGGATATCTCCTTACTCTGTCATCGTTAGAAGTACAGATGAAACAGGTTATTACGTTCTACCTTCGTTCGGGTCAAATATAAATCAAGCGAGAGAAGAATCTTTCAAAAACGGATCAATGAAGATAGAATTATATAACAATCCTTCTATGTTCAATGGAACCGTAAGATTATTTTGGAATGCACCACAATACGGATGGTTCAACAATGACCAAGTCAAAAAAAATAATCCCTTAACTTATTTAAAAGAAATTTTAAACGAACAAAAAGAACAGCAAAACTTTTTGATATCAGGAGAAATTACCGATTACACAAGTTTTGAAGAATTATTTACTACGTTTAATACTCAAACTTTAGATCTATTTGAATCTGAGTTTTTAAATTTTAGTAGATCATTATATGATTATGTCGACACATTACCTGAGACTACAAAAGCTGAGGTTTCCGTTGGTACAAGTAATCAAGTTAAAAATCCTGATGGTAGTGTGGTTCAACTCCAAAACCCTGATGGAAGTGTTGGTTCACTATCCCAAAAAACATTTAAGAATTTTCATTTCTTGATGAGAGAACTAATGAAAATACAGACACCAACAGGAACTTCACCTGAAACAAAACTTAGTGAAATAATCACAAGTCAAAACACTCAGTTCCAACAAGTTTTGTCATCTTTTGTGAACTATGATGTAGCGTTTAAGTTTGGAAACCCGACTCAATTTGATAGAAGATTGTATTTAACTTTCTCAACAAGGTTTTTAGAGAACCCAATTATTTATGGGCCATATGAACAAGGAACACTACCACCACAAGTTACTGTTGCTCAATCACAACAACAGAGTCCTGAAACTTGGAAAAAGTTATTATACTATGTTGGTGAATCATCAATACCTAAATTACAATATAAAAATAACGGGTCATATATTACTGACTTCTTTATTGATTTAAATGTACAATTTAATGAAAAAAATGTTGAAGACTTTGCACCACTCATTAAAGTTTATGCTAGTGAAAAATTAAAAAAGAATAACTTGAATTTAGCGTCATTTTATTCTTTGATGGACAACTACATAATTGCATCTGATAATTACATAGGTAATGTTATTAATGTAATGTTACCTCAAGTAAGAAAAGAATTACCAACAGTCTTAATTAATCAAGAGTTGACTGAAAATAGGGCTAATTTGGAGGCAGGTTTTACTGAACAAACAAGAACTGAATTATGGGAAACATTCAAAGCATTAAATGATAGTTGGATTGCAGGATTTGATTTTCAAAACAAAACATTATTTGAAGATGTTCTTTTGGTTGATAGGGCAAGTAGAAATGTAGGTGACAAGATTATCGTAGATATTTTTGAAATTCAAGAATTAATCAAAGACGGAAGTTATAAAAATACATTGTTAGACATGGTTACAACAATATTGGTTCAAAATAACTTCCAATATTTTATGTTACCTGCATTTGTCAATTTTTATAATATCCAAGACGTTGAAAAAAACCCAACACCTAGACCTGACGGAACTTTAGAATTTGGTAATTCTTTATTTGGAACATTCTTAAATGTTGATTACAGAAATAGTTCACCAAAATTCTTATGTTATTACGTTAACAAACCAAGTGAACACTTGGATATGAACGATAATATTGATTACAGATACCGAGATGACGCCTTTGATCTTAGACGTGCTAGTGATAACCCACTTCAAGAAAATCAGGCTTACAAATTAGATTGGGATAAATCAAACAAAGTGGTTGGTTTTAACGTGGATGTAACAAAACCAAATCAACAAATCTTTAAAAGTTTTAGTGTTAACCAAAATCCTGGAAAACCAACATCAGAATCTTTAGAAATGTTAAATCAAATGGCAAACTTGGGTGGAAACAGACGATCAACAACTCAATCCGTTTCTTTATATAATCTTTATAAGAATAGAAGCTATGAATGTAGTGTTGAAATGATGGGATGTGCATTAATCCAACCATTGATGTACTTTAATATTAGAAACGTCCCTATGTTCTCGGGGCCATATATGATTACAAAGGTGACTCATGACATCACTGAAGATAATTTCAGTACTTCATTTACAGGAACAAGACAACCGTTTTATGCACTACCTAAGATTGATAATTTTATTCAAACATTGAATATTAAAATTTTGAATACAATACAATCTAGAATCCAACAGAATGAAAAGAAAGAAAGAGAAAGTTCGGCAAATGTATTGGCCCAAAAAGAAAATGTTTTATCTAATATCAAAGCGGAAGAACAACTAACTAAAAATCAAGATTGTGTTGCTAATATCAACCCAAGATATCTAAACTATACAGGACTTGATACACCGGCACAAACATCTCAAACTACAAAAGAATTGTTTAATGCGATAAGAGATGAATTATTAAGTAGAGGTTATACAGCGACTGGAGACACAACGCCGTTGGTTGCAGGGTTAGCATTTACAATGGTATATGTTGATTCAGGTAAAGGATCAGGAATAAATGCATACGAGAACAACTACAGTACTATAAATCTGACCGAAGTTTATGGACCTAATTTTGTAAATTACATTAAGAAAAGTTATTATTGTATTACAAGAGGAACTAACAGTAACTTACCTGTTGCATCATTTAATACATTTAAAGACTTCATAAAATTTGTAGTAGATAAAACATCGACATTATATACATTATTAAATCAAGATAAAAATAATTTTGATTTCTCAACACTAGAAGGATTATCAGCGGCAACTGCAAAACAATATGTATTAAGTTATCCTGTTGAACAACCTGCAAATGTGTATACTACTTTAACAGAACAAGAAAAATTAACACTACAACAAGAATTTGTTGCGGCTTATAATGTTTACGAAACAGTACAAACTTTCAAAATAAGCTGATATTTATAAATAAAATACTTATGAGTACTAAAATGTTATTGGATAATTACTTGGGGAAAAATACAAGAGTATCCGAAAAAGATATGGGTGACGGAACAAAACAAGTTTGTGACTTAGACACAGGAGATTGTTATACTGTCAGAATCAAAGACGGACTCATCGAAAGAGTCGACAACACTATGAGAACATTTAAAAAAATTCAAGTAGAAACTAATCAAGGTTATAAAACATTATTAAACGGTTAAGATGAATATAGACGATAAAATTTTAAA